GGTGCGCAGAGCCGCGGTGGAAGAAAATGCGGCGAAATCCCTATAGCCCCACTTTCAAAATCAATGGTTTACGGTGGTTTTCCCGCTTTTTGCCCGTAGGGCAGACGTGATTTTGCGTTCCAGGGGTGGTGGCCGCAGACCGTGTTTGGCCCCTCAACCGATTGATTTTATTACTGTTATGGGGTGTGACCTGTGCTGACAAAAGTCCGCGGGAACGAGCGTAGGATACAAGATACAACTAGGTTACAGAGAATCCGGCTTGTAACCTATCCGTAAATACCTAATTCTACTACCTTTTATCACTTATTAGTTACAAGTTACAAATAATAAGGGTAAATAGGGTAAGAAATAGTAATAAAACGTTGTGTATTGTATATCACATCATCACATATTATATATATGTATAGGGTTAGCGGAACTTGTAACCTATACAAAAAACTGGCTAAACCCAGACGTGGCGCGGCTTTCAGAGGTTACAAGTCGATCATGAGTTTTTGTAACCTCAACGGTTAACGGCACTTATAACCGACCTGGCGTATACAAAACGGAGAAAATGAAGATGGGCAGTGCAGATAAAAAGTCAAAGTTCGGAACGTCAATTGAAAGGGCGTTGAACCAAAAATCGGCGGATAAAGTGTGTGAGGGTGTTAAAAAGCGTCTCATGGATGCTGTAGTCGCGGAAATTGAAGACCGTGGTTACACCAATTCCGAAGTGGCCAGCATGACTCGCGTGCAAAGTAGCAGGGTAAAGGAGTTGAAGGAAAAACGAGGAGACGGATTCCAACTTGAAACGCTTTTACGCATGGCAATTACGCTAAAAATGGACATTGAAATAGTCTCATTCTGGAATAACGACGAGGTCAAAGCGCGCGTAAAAATATCGTGATTTCCATTAAAAAGTAAGGCCGGATCCCCCGGCCTTTTTATGTCTGTTAAACTTCGTCATCCCACTCGCTATGCGTAACGTTACTGATGATTTTTTCCACCTCAGCGTTATGCTTTTTCAACGTTTTTTGCGCCCATTCTGAATTCAGTTTTCCGGATTCGTCATACGCACCTTTCACCCGCTTTCTGACGTACACACGCCCTGACTTTCCGCCGAATTTAAGTACGCCTCCAGGCTTAAATCCAATCTCCATAAGCATGTTTTTAAGGCGAGACGTCTTCGGCATTTCGACGTCTTCGGTTTCAAGGAATGCGTCTCGCAACGCAGGCACGAAGATGATGTCCCGATGGACGCCAGGTGTCGTCCCTTCTCGCAACATAGATACCACCGCACCTTCCACGCCGTCGTTTGAAGCATCCGCCATAATCGAAAATGCTTCGGTGTCCTGGGGGGCGTGACCTTTGTGGTCAAAGTCCGGGCTGATCTCCCAATCAAGGAACCATTTCTTCAACGCCGGTACATGGTTATCGATCGCCCGGTACACGTTCTTGAAAAACCGCGAACGTTCTGCCTTAGACCCATATACCCGCTCCATGTCCAAATGATTTTCCGCCTGTGTGGACACCACCAGATAACGACGCTGGTTTTCATCGAGAGGCAACGCGTTAAAGTGGTTGGTGAACATCATTTTGCTGCTGGTGTTCACGACAACCTTTGGCTTGCGGCCTTTCGGTTCCACCTGAAAACGGTCGTTGGTGATGTACTCTTTCTGCCGTTCGATGGCGCTGTATCGGTCGCCCTTATCGTACACTTCTTCCACGATTTTCAGGATGTGGCCTTCCGCCCAGTCGGTGAAACGGCCGTTCATCACGGTGTTTGACACGTAACCCACGTTTTTGCGACCTAACATGGCCGACATGAGCACGCCTAACGTCGATTTACCCGAACCGTGAGCGCCGCGAATCAGTAACGAGTAGTTGATACGCTTAGTCGGGTGCTGGATAATCCAAGCCATCCAGTCCATGACGTATCGGCGTTCCTTGTCATTCGGGAAAAGCACTACGAAGAAGTCCTTGATTATCTCCACCGCCTTTTTATCGTACGGTGAGAGTTCGTCGGCAGGCTCAGGAATGGAATCCGGGTCGAAAGAATTGAGCCACGTCTTACCCGATTCGTCGATAAAGAATTCCGGACCGTTGATGCCGGGTTTCGGCTTCCACAACGTCTCTTCCATATCACCGTGCATCGCCGGGTAGTACATGGCGTCACAAACGACAGGGATCGGCCTTACTAGCGAGGCAAAAGTGACGGGTTTAATCGTTTCTTCCTCGAATTTGCACATATTTGCGTACGCGAAGTCGAAAGCCCCTTTAGAAATGTACGATCCTGTCGTTTTATCGATAAAACAGTCGTTTTCTTCCGAAAAAACGAATTTTTTCAGCCAAATCGGCATTTCTTTTGAGCCATAATCGAAGCCTAATTGCTCTTTTTTATCGCTTGCAGTCATCCGATAATTCTTGATCCGTAGGTACGCTTCGGCTGCAACCTGGACGATTGTCTTGCGGGTCATGCCGAAAATAGGCTCTTTACGGAGGGATTCAGCCCATGCGTTCCAGTCTTTCTCGTCAGTACACTCGGCAAATGCCTCGCGGTACTCGATGGCCTTCTCTTCCTGCTCGGCTTTCTCGATTTCACGCACTTCGGCGATGATCGACCCTAACGTTACGAGGCGGGATGCGTTGTGCGAGAAGCCTTTGTCCCATTTATAGTCGAAGTCACCGTCGTCGAAGTTATGAGCCTGCATGGCCCATTCACGTGCGATGGACTTTGCTTCGTCCTGATCCCGGCAGGATATTTGCAGCGCGGCAAGAACCTTGATGTAGTTCTCATAGTTTTCCGGATTCGGGTACTTCATGACGAGTTCGCGCAGGTCTTCGTACGTTCCGTCCCATTTCCTGATACCCGCCGTAGCAGCCCAATCCTCTTCATCTGCTATGCCGACCGCTTCGTATCCGTTCATCGGTCGCTTGACCATCGTCCAGCCCTGTTCTTTGGCGTAACGGTCAAACTCCGCTGCGATTTCACGCGCGGTATCGAGGCTGATCTCTTCGAGGTCGAGATCGGCTGCGTTGTTCAGCGGGTTCTCGTCGTCAAGCCAGTAATAATCGCGCTTGGTGTCGGGGTGGATACCGTAGGCGACGAACTGCTGTCCGTCAGCGAGGATCTCAACCGCATGGCGCTGGCCGAAGTCGTCTTCCCATACTCCCGACTTCACTTTCGAGAATGGCGATTCCGTCCTGAACAGAAAGAGTTTCTTTGGCTCCCGTCCGATACGACATGGCGCTCGGCCAACATTCTCCAGCACCCAATCCGCCATATGCGCCACGGCGTCTTTATCGTAAATGTCGATGTCAACCGCCGGGGTGTATTTGGTCAGAATCCCGATGCCGTTTTTCGTGTAGCGTTCCGCCCAACGCTGGATCTGCGCCTTATCGTTAATTGTTCTTTCCCAATCTTTACCGATGGGGCGTTTACCCGCGCCCTTCTTATCGGCGTCCGGGGTGTAGATAGGTACAACGGTGTACCCATTCACCCAAAGCGTTTCGCCATACTCTTGCCAGTAATTCATTCGAGGATTTCCCCTGTTTCGCTGTCCGTTTTGATCCAAGAAGGGTTAGTCAGCCAGTGGGGACGGATTCCGGTAAGCGGTACCGCGTTGCAAATTTTTTCGGCCACGGCGCTCGATACGTTATTCTGCGTCGCCCATAAAAGTGTCGAATAGCTCACTTTCGCGACCTTCGCTAAATCCGCCATTCTGGCATTCGGATCGATCTCTAATGCCGCTTGTGTCATTAGGAATTTTACCTTCATTCGGTCGTCGTTTAACGCCCATTTCGGAAATCGCATAGCCCAAGTCCTCGCATGTGTGCGCGTTATAGATTTGCTGATAGTATATCCGGCTCGTAAATCTGTCAAATTGGCAATTTAGTCCGGTGCCGCAACCATCTTACGCCCAGAATACAAGATTTTGAGGCACCAAATCAAAAAACTTCGAAAAAAACCGTTTGACGTAATTCGGCATTTAGTCCATACTCCAAACCGTCAACACGACAAACCCAAATTAACCGAACGAGGATTTAACTATGTCAGGTATTTTTGAACAGCTGCTGGCCGAACAACAAAAAACCAACTCCCTGCTGGAACAGCTGCTGGCGAATGGCGGTGCTTCTTCCGCTGCAGCAGGTGAAGACGCTGGCGCCGGTAAGACCACCGCCAAAGGTAAAACCACCACCAAAGGCAAAACCACTGCTGCGGCAGACAAGCCGAAACACACCAAAGACGAAGTGGTGGCGGCGGTTGTTGCAGTGAAAGACCGCTTTGGCGCCCCGGAAGCCAAAAAGATCACCGCGAAATTCGGCCTGGCCAAAATCGCCGAAGCGAAAGAAGAACACTTCGACGCGATCTTTGACCTGTGTGAAGCCAAACTGGCCGAACAGGAAGAGGACGAAGGCAACTCCGAAGAAGACGACGTTTAATCTTCGATCGTGTAACTCGGCCCCTGCGGGGGCCGTTTTAGCAGCGAGGTTATTGTGAATAAGTTTGGTGTAGCCAAAGTCATAGGCATGGTAAACGGGAAGACCGTTGAATTAGACGTCCCTATGTGGGCAGAGTTCCGCTTCGAAATTGGCGACCGTAACCCCTTATTCAGAGTAACTTCCCCCGCGCGTGGCCAGAACGGCCGGCGGCATAACGGGGAATTCCGTTTCATAGTTACACATGTCGGGTCCGGGTATCGTTTCACCGATTTCAGTTTCGACCTGTTAGCGAAAACCCGGTATAACCTGAAACGGAATAACTATGGAAGGGCCGGCGCAATGGCGGTTAAAAAGACAATCGATGAAGTAGGCGTTGAACGAATTTTACGCGCCATAAAAGGCTACCAGGATGAGTAAGTCCTTTCTGGTTCGTGTTATGCAGGAGTTTGCGGGCGGCGGGCATTCGATATTCGCGCCGTCGGCCTCTGCGATGTGGACGGCCTGCGGCGGAAGCCTGCTGGCCAACCTTTTCGAAGATGACGAGTGCAGCTATGAAGCGGCGGAAGGAACCGTCGCCCATGGCATCGCCGAGCAGTGGCTGAAAACGGACATCCGACCGACGCATCTTATCGGAACCACGCAGGTCATCGAGGAAAAAGGCGTTCGGCATGAGATTGTCGTCACCCGCTCCATGATCGACTATGTTCAGGATTATGTTGACTGGTGTCGGTTCGAAGAAGGCATGATGCTGACGGAAATCCGGGTCTGGTTCACCGACCTGATGCCACCAGCCAACGCTGACGAGCTGGAGGAAGACCCGGACGCCGAAGTAGTGCCGTTTCTCCCGCAGGGCGGTACCGCGGATAACATCATCATTCGTGACCGGGTGCTGATTGTCACCGACCTGAAATATGGAACCGGCGTCCAGGTTTTCGCGGAAGGGAACCCCCAGGCGTTGCTCTACGCATACGGGGCGTACCGCGCATTTAGCGACGAGTACGAGTTTGACCGGGTCATCATCCGGATCGCACAGCCGAGGCTTGAGCATTTCGACGTTTGGGAAGTGACGGTGGACGAATTGCTTGACTTCGCCGAGTTTATCCGCGAGCGTGCAGCTGCCGCCTGGTCACTCAAAGCCAAGCGCAAGGCGACGCTGAAAGGATGCCGGTGGTGCCGGGCCGCGCATAATTGCGCAGCGGTGGCGTACATGATGGAATGCGCCGTCGGTGCCGACCTCGAATTCCTGGACGCTGAATTCGGAGATTATGAGATGTCGCAGTTACGCGCCGCCCTGGCGGAAGAATACAAAATGCGGAAGGCTAAGTTCGGCGACCTGTCCGTTGCCGAGATGGCCAAGATCCTGCCTTACCGCAAAGTGATTGAAAACTGGTTCGCCCGCCTGGACCTGGAGCTGGAGCGGGCCGCGAAAGACGGTAAGCAGGTTCCCGGGCATAAGCTGGTGGAATCACGCTCTAACCGTGTGCATACCAACGTCGAAAAGGCCCGGGAGCTGTACGATTTCCTTGGCCTTGACGAAAAAGACTATATGAAAACCGAATTGCGCTCGCCGGCGCAGATGGAAGAAGTCCTTCGGGAAAAACTTGGACTGTCACGCGCCGGCGCGCCAATGGTCATCGAAAGCGTCGTATGGAAGCCGGAAGGCAAGCCGACCCTGGTTCCGCTGACTGATAAGCGGCCACCACTGGATCAGAAATATTCCGGCGCCTATGACGACGAAGATGACGACGATGACGTGTAAATCTGTAAGATGGTAAACCCGTAAATTCGTAACCCGGAGTAGAGAAATGGCGGAAAAATTAGTTCCTGCGAAGAAAGTTAAAAACGGCGTTCTGTATAAGAGCGGTCACATCAAAGTTTCCAACGTACGCGCTTCATATCCGCACCTGGGCGCCCCATACGGCGGAGACGGCGAAGGCGAGCCGAAATACGGCATCGTCGGGCTTCTGCCGAAGAAAACGCACAAAGAGATTTACCAGCTGCTGAAAGAGCAGATCGAAGTCGCCAAAAAGAATCACAAAGCTGGTCCGCTCAAAGTGGCGCCGGCCATGTTATTCCTGAAAGACGGCGATGTCGATTTCCCGGACAAACCGGAATGCGCTGGCATGTGGGTTCTCTCTGCGCGCGAAAGCAAAAAGCCCGAAGTCTTTAACATCGAGCGCGAGGAATTAACGACTAAGGCTGAGATTGAAGAAGAGATTTACGGCGGTTGCTGGGTATCCATGGTTATCCGACCCTGGACCCAGGATAACAAATATGGCAAACGCGTAAATGCTAACCTGATCTCCGTTTTAAAGCGTAAGGATGACGAACAGTTCGGCGAAGGTCGTGTTGATACCTCCGACGCGTGGGATGACGACGAAGACTGGGAAGACGACGACGCCGGCGATGAAGACGACGACGTTTAACCCCCAGCCCGTCGGGCATTGAAACCGGAAGCCCGCCTAGTGCGGGCTTTCTCATAAGAGGACACCATGGCCGATATTATTAACCTTGACTACGAAAGCCGGGCGCGTGCCAATCTCAAAACGCAAGGCCTGGACCGATATTCCCGCTGCCCGGATGCGAAAGTCCTGATGGCGGCGTATTCCCTTAACAACGGCAAGGTGCAGCACGCCGACCTATCCCGTGGCGCGAAGATGCCAGCAGAGCTGAAAGAAGCACTGCTTGATCCCTACGTGGAGAAGTGGGCGTTCAATGCACAATTCGAAAGGGTGATGACCCGCCGTGTTCTTGGCCTGAAAACCCCGTATAATTCCTGGCGATGCACGATGGTTCTGGCGTACATGCTCGGCTTCACTGGCGACCTTCTGCAGATAGGTAAGCAGATCGGGCTGAAAGAAGACCAGCTGAAAGACACGGACGGCAAGCGGCTGATAAAAATGTTCTGCGTGCCTCAACGTGTTACCAAAAATAACCCTTTTGAATGGCGTAACGAGCTGACGGATCCCGAAGAGTGGTGGGGATTCTGCCGGTATAACGTTCGCGACGTTGATACAGAAATGCTGATTAAAAACCGGCTCATTAAGTACCCCATACTGCCGCAGGAATGGGACTTATACGCACTGGACCAGCTTATCAATGACCGCGGCGTAATGATCGACACCGAATTCGCGCAGGCCGCACTGGACCTGGCTGAACGCCGGAAGCCGCAAATCATAGAAGAGATGAAGGATATCACCGGCCTTCAAAACCCGAACTCGGTATCCAAGCTGGTACCGTGGCTTAAAGAACGAGGGTACCCGTTTGACGATGTGCGCCAGGACACGGTGAAAAAAGTTATCCGTGAACAGGAAGAAAACGGCGTCGATGATGAAGCGATAACCGTTCTGAAAGCCCGCCTTAACAGCGCCAAAAACTCAATCGCCAAATACAAAACGATGATCGACTGCGCCGGTGAAGACGGGCGTTTCCGTTATTCCCTGCAGTTCGCCGGCGCCAGCCGAACAAATCGCTGGGCCGGACGCCGCCTGCAGACGCAGAACCTCGCGCGCACCCCGAAATTTCTTGAAAAAGTGGAAGACCTGACGATCGCGAACCGGTTCATTGCGAACCGGGAGCTGGATAATCTGGCGCTGTTCGCCGGGGAACCGATGGACGCCCTTGTCGGCTGCATCCGGTCAGCAATCATCCCGGCCCCCGGGCATAAATTTATCGTTGCCGACCTTGCATCCATAGAATCTGTCGTGATCGGATGGTTGACCGACTGCAAATGGTCCATGGACACACTGGCGGCAAAGCATGACCTTTATCGCTCGTTCGCCGCTCACTGGCTTGGATTGCCGTACGAAGACACCCTTCCTCACCGCAGTAAAGCCAAACCCGCTACCCTCGGTGCAGGTTATCGCCTTGGTGGCGGCCACCTCGGCGATGACGGGAAGAAAACCGGGCTGTGGGGATACGCGGAGAATATGGGCGTTCACATGACCCAGAAAGAAGCCGCGGATTCGGTGAAAGCGTTTCGTGAACTATGCCCGGAAATAGTGAACGCCTGGACGCAACTGGAAAACTGTGTCTTCCAGGTCATCCGTACGCATCGCCCGGTGAAGTGGAAGTGCCTGACCATCGAATACACCAAGCCATTCCTGACTATTCAGCTGCCGTCAGGCCGCAAGATGTACTACTTCCGCCCGCGCATCGCTGAACGCCAGATGACGGTCCAGAGCGGCCCACGTAAAGGCGAGAAATACTCCACGCTGAACTTCCAGTACGAAGGGAAAATTGAAAAATCCGGCGGTTCGTCCTGGGGCAAGGTGTTCAGCCACGGTGGAAAACTTGTGGAAAACATCGTTCAGGCCCTGGCGCGTGACGTCCTCGCCGAAGGGATGAAGAAGGCACATCGGATGGGCTTTAAGATCGTCATGCATATCCACGATGAGATCGTTACCGAAGTCCCGGAAGACAGCCCGTTAACCCTTGCTGACCTGATCGGCTGCATGGCGGCGAAACTGCCATGGGCGCCCGGATTACCGCTTGGCGCCGCCGGGTGGGAAGGGTTCTTTTATCGCAAAGACTAATTTGCATAGAAATCAAATACTTGCCGGAGAAACCGCTAATGCCCGAATGGGGAACCCCTGTCGTCAGGGAATCGAAGGTCGAAGGCCGCTGCTGCGAGTATGCGCAGGGCCGCGGCTGGTGGGTGTCGAAGTTCACGGCACCCGGGAAAAAGGCCGTTCCGGATCGCGTTTTTATCCGGAATGGCGTTGTGCTTTTTGTGGAATTCAAGCGACCTGGCGAAGAACCAACGCTGCAGCAGCGAAACCGCCATCGGCAGATGAAAGCCAAAGGGGCTAACGTGACATGGGTGGACAATTTTGAAGACTTTAAGAACTACCTTATCGCCTTTGAGTAAGGCAATCGCGTATTGCCAGCGCAACGTAATTCACCAGCGGTCGGACATGCACGGCTATCAGGACGACGGCGTCGACTTCATCAAAGGAACGCCGTTCTGTGGCCTGTTCGTCGACCTTGGACTGGGCAAGACCGTGATGGCCGCTACCGCGGCGCTGGACCGTATCGTCGACGGGAAGGTTAACAAAGTGCTGATCGTCGGGCCAAAGCGCGTTGCGAAAGTGGGCTGGCCAAGCGAATTCGAGGAATGGGGGCATCTCTGCTTCTGGAAGATATCGGTCATCGACGGTGATGCAGCGCAACGCGAGCGCGCCGCACGCGAGGACTGCCATTTCTACACGGTGAGCGTGGATAACCTCGCGTGGCTGTGTACGCTGTTCAAAAAGAAATGGCCATACGACATGGTTATCCTGGACGAGTCCAGCATGTTCAAGTCGCATACCTCGCAACGGTTCAAGCTGCTACGCCGCTGCCGGCCGTACATAAACTACCTGGTGGAGCTGACTGCAACCCCTGCCGCCGAAGGGTATATGGGCATTTTCGCGCAGACGTACCTGCTGGACGAAGGCGAGCGCTTTGGCACCACGATCACCGGGTATCAGGAAAATTATTTCATCCAGAACCGGTACAATTTCAAGTTCAAGTTACGCAATGGGGCCGAGGAAGAAATCATCCGTAAGATCTCCGACATCGTCATGGTGATGAAGGCGGAAGATTATCTCGATCTCGAAAAGCCGAAACTGGTTCCGGTCGCGGTCGAACTGGACCCGCATTCCGCCGACCTGTACCGCCAGATGGAAGAAGAATCCCTTGTCGAATTCATGCCCGACGAATTTGACGAATATCTGGATGACCCATTGACGATTGAAGCCGAGCAGGCCGCGTCCCTCCAGGCCAAATTGCTGCAGCTGGCGTCCGGATTCATCTACGACACCAAAATCGTCGGGATCACCAGTGACGATAAAGTCGTGAAGCAGAAAGACGCGTATCGAATTCACGATCTGAAATTTGATGCGCTGGAAGAATTACTGGACACCACCCTGGAGGGGAAAAACGTCTTTCTGGCCTATCACTTTAAGCCGACTCTGGCCCGCCTGCAGGAGCGGTTCGGGAAAAGAGGTCTGGTCGTCATGGACGATGATGGCAAGGCGATTAAGAAGTGGAACGCCGGCAAGATAAAGCTGCTGGCGGCGCACCCCCAGTCCGCCGGCCATGGGCTTAACCTGCAGCACGGTGGTCACATCATCGTATACGTCGATAACCCGTGGTCGCTTGAACGGTTTCTGCAATTCAATGGCCGCCTGGCGCGTCAGGGCCAGAAGCACCCGGTGACGGTCTATCAGATGAAAGCGATGATCCGCCATCCGAAAACGAAGGAGCTGATCGACACTGTCGACGGCACCGTCATCGAAGCGCTAAATACTAAGGGTGATGTGCAAGATGCTTTTTTTGATTTGCTAAACCGCATCAAAGGCCGCATAACTAAGCGCATGAAGGCTAAGAAAACGGAGCTATGGGATGACGAAGACGACTAAAACTGCCCCGCTGGCGACCCGCAATCGGCGATCGAATGCGCCGGACGCTGATACCGAGGCGATGATTTTTCAGGGATGCAACATAACGCAACTGGCGAAGCTGTTCCGCATGGAGCGCCGGGACATCACGCCGAAGATCATGGATGTCCCGCCCGTCGGGGAGCGCGGCGGGTACCCGATTTACGCGGTCCACGAAGTCGCGCCGTACCTGGTAAAACCGCTGTACGACGTCGAGACGTATTTGCGCCGCATGAACTTCAAAGACCTACCCAAAGAGCTGTCGAAGGAGTTCTGGAACGGTCAGCGCGCGAAGCAGGAGTACGACCTGCGCGCAGGGAACCTGTGGCCAACGGAAGACGTGGTCAGTGTGTTTGGCGAAGCTATCAAAACGCTGCGAATGAGTCTGCTGCTGATCCCCGACACATTATCGCGGCAGGTAGGGCTTACCGAAGCGCAGCGCAACGTGGTGCAGTCATCGGTAGATTCAATACTGGATGACCTCGCGAATACCCTGGAAAAACGGTTCGCGGAGGAAGAAGACGATGAAGTTTAAATCGTTAAACCACATCATCCGGTCGGTCGGCAGTCAGCTGCGGCCGCCAATGCGCATGACGGTCGCCGAGGCGGCCGCCAAATACCGTTACGTGAATCAGCCAGGCGCATATGTCGGGCCTTGGCTTAATATGACCACGTCGTACATGGTCGAGCCGATGAACACGCTGAACAGCCGCCACTACAACAAAATGGCGTTTGTAGGCCCGGCGCAGAGCGGGAAAACGGATGCGCTGATCCTCAACGGCATTACCTATTCGGTGAAAGTGGACCCCATGGATATCATGGTGTTCTGCCCGACTTCTACCGCCGCACGCGACTTCTCCATGCGACGCGTGGACCGACTCCATCGGCACAGCCCGGAAGTAGGCGCCATGCTGATGAAGAACCGTGATGCCGATAACAAATTCGACAAACACTACACCACCGGGATCATCCTGACGCTTAGTTACCCATCGGTTACGGAACTGGCGGGGAGGCCGGTTGGCCGTATCATCATCACCGACTATGACCGTATTGACGATGACATCGGTGGCGATGGTAACGCCTTTGACCTCGCGTCAAAACGTACAACGACCTTCGGGTCGTTTGCCATGTGCGCGGCAGAATCGTCGCCGTCCCGCCCGGTAAAAGACCCAAACTGGATCAAGAAAACGCCGCATGAAGCGCCACCGTGCGACGGCATCGTCGGGCTTTACAATCGCGGCGACCGCCGGCGCTGGAAATGGCCATGCCCTCATTGCGACCAGTATTTCGAAGGAACGTTCCAGCTGATGAAGTGGGACACCAAGTCCGCCGATGGCCGAACGCTAACCAACCTGGAAAAAGCAGAAACGGCCAGAATGGTCTGCCCATGCTGCGGCTGCGAAATCGCGCCGGAAGAGAAGTACGAGATGAATTTGTGGGGCATGTGGGTACCGGAAGGATGTACGGTAAACGAGAAAGGGCAACTGGTCGGCGAGCCGGTTCGGGCGACATTCGCGTCTTTCTGGCTGCGCGGTACGGCGGCGGCGTTTATCTCATGGCAGACGCTGGTGCTGAACTACCTCGATGCGTCCGACGACTATGAGCGCACGATGTCGGAAGAGTCACTGAAAAAGTTCTGGAACAACGACATGGGCGAACCGTATGTGCCGAAGTCGATCGAGTCGGTTCGTGTTCCGGAAATGCTGAAAGCCCGGGCGGAGCCGTGGGCGGAAAAAACGGTACCACCCGCGGTGCGTTTCCTGGCGGCGACGGTCGACGTCCAGAAACACCGCTTTGAGGTGGCGGTCTTCGGCGTGGCGCCGGGGTACCCGTTCGATATTTACCTGATAGACCGGTTCAACATCATCAAATCCGAACGTCTCGATATAGACGGCGAGCGGGAGAAGTTAAGCCCGGCGGCGTACCTGGAGGACTGGGATTTGATCGAGAAGCAGGTCATGATGAAGACCTATCCGCTGGCCGATGACCCCAGCCGCGTGATGCAGGTCAAGATGACGGCCTGTGACTCCGGTGGTGCGGCAGGCGTAACGGCCAATGCGTACGAGTATTATCGCAAGCTGCGCCGCGAGGGGAAAAACGGGAGATTCATCCTGGTCAAAGGCGACCCGATGCCGAAAAGCCCGCGTACCCATATCGCGACACCGGACTCTAACCGGAAGGACAAAAACGCGATCGCGCGCGGCGACGTCCCGGTGCTGATGATAAACTCGAATATGGTGAAAGACATGCTTAACGGTCGACTGGATGTAACGGTCCCCGGCAAAGGCATGTATCATTTCCCGACCTGGCTTCCGGACTACGCGTATGGCGAGATGTGCGCCGAGCACCGCGACGAAAAAGGCTGGCAATGCCCGCAGGGTACCCGAAACGAAACGTGGGACTTGAGTTACTATCTGATCGGGATGTGTATCAGCGGGCGTGTCCTCGCGATGGAAGCAATAGACTGGGATAACCCGCCCGTGTGGGCTGACGAGTGGGATAAAAACCCGCTGGTGGTCACAGTAGATAAACCAGATGGCATCGCAGAAAAACCAGATACAGGTTATAGTTTTGCGCAACTGGCCGAAATGTTAGCATGAGGATGACCACCATGACCCCAGATGAATGCCGAGCCAAGTACCAACAATGGCTGAATGACGCTATGGACGCCTATAACCAGCTGAACGTCGGTGGTTCGGTGCGTGTTGTGGTGGATCAGAACGGCGAACGCGTAGAGTATACGGCGGCCAACCGCCAGAGCCTGTGGGCGTATATTCTGCGACTGCAGAACGCAATTAACTCACCCGACCCGTGCAGCGCCTTCTTCGGCACGCCGAGTCGCCCAGCGAGGTTTATTTTCTGATGAGCGAAGTCAAGAAAGCCACTCGCGCGCGCAAGAAAACCGCGGTTGCTACGGTCGACGCCTCTCCGGCGAAACCTGCAGCGGGCGGCGGCCTTGAGGGCGCTGAACGAAACACCCGCGCAACCTTCAACTGGAATCCGGCGATAATCTCGCCTGACCAGCAGATCGCCCGCGATAAGGACATGGCCGACGCCCGCGCACAGGACATGGTGCAGAACGACGGCTACGCCTTTGGCGCCGTGGCGATCCACCGTGACAGCATTGTCGGGTCGCAGTACAAGCTGAACGCCAAGCCTAATTCCCTGATACTTGGCGCCCCGGACGGCTGGGCGGAGGACTTCCAGGCTATCGTCGAATCCCGGTTCAACATGGCTGCAGAGTCACCGGAAAACTGGTTCGACGCCCGGCGCGTCAACACGTTTACCGGCCTGGTTCGCCTCGCGGTCGGCGGGTTTTTGATGACCGGGGAAGTGCTGGGGTCTGCCGAGTGGGTCAAGTCTACCGGGCGTGGCGCGTCAGGCCGCCGGCCATTCGGTACCGCCATTCAGTTTATCTCGCCGTATCGTCTGTCGAACCCGGACATGCAGGCGGATACCGACCGGATCCGTAAGGGCGTCGAGATTGACGAGTATGGCGCCCCGCAGGCGTACTGGTTCCGCGAAGCCTTCCCGGGAGACTACACCAACATTGACGGCCAGTGGCGCTGGAAGCGCGAGCCAGCACGATTCGACTGGGGCCGCCGGCGCATTATCCACATCATCGAACAGCTGCTGCCCGGGCAGACCCGCGGGATCAGCGAGATGGTGTCGGCGTTGAAGCAGATGCGGATGACCCGTAATTTCCAGGAAGTCACCCTGCAGAATGCCATCGTTAATGCGACGTATGCCGCCGTTATCGAATCTGAATTGCCGACGCAGGAAGTCTTCGCGCAGCTGGGCATGGGGCAGACCGCCTTTTCGGACTACTTCAATGCCTACATGGCGAGTATGGCCGAGTATGTCGCCGCGTCGAAGAACATCACGATCGACGGCGTTAAAGTCCCGCACCTCTTCCCGGGAACGAAGTTCAACCTGAAACCTGCCGGCACACCGGGTGGCGTCGGTACCGACTATGAAGAATCGCTGCTGCGCAATATCGCCGCGGCGCTTGGCCTTTCCTATGAGCAGTTCAGCCGCGACTACACGAAGACGAACTACAGTTCTGCGCGTGCGTCGATGGCGGAAACGTGGAAGTTCATGGAAAGCCGTAAGAAGCTGGTGGCCGACCGCTTCGCGTCCATGGTCTATACGCTGTGGCTGGAAGAAGAGATTAACGACGGCAATGTGCCGCTGCCTCCGGGCAAGACCTGGCGCGACTTCTATGACCCGATGTTCCGTGATGCGATTTGCAATGCGGAATGGATCGGTGCCAGCCGTGGCCAGATTGACGAGAAGAAAGAAACCGAAGCCGCGATCCTGCGTATCAAGAATGGCCTGTCAACGTACGAAGCCGAAATTGCGCGCCTGGGTGGCGATTTCCGTTCGGTGTTTGAGCAGCGCGCGCGGGAAGAAAATCTGATTAAATCGCTGGATTTGGATTTTTCAGGTAAAGTTGTCGAAGGCGCAGAGACGACATCATCTTCTTCGTCGGCGACTGATAACCCTGATGAGGAACAGAACCAATGAATGCACATGTTCGATCCAGCTTAATGCAAGCGGTTCAGCGCATGAACGGGTCGCCGGTAGCAGTCCGTGAAAGCGACACCAATTTCCTGCTGAATATCCAGTCGGTGTTCCAGATGAGCGCCGATGAGGACGACTTTGACCTCGATGCCGAAGAACGTATCGCCGCGGAGCGCAATCGCAATCTATGCGCGGCGTACGGCATGGCGCCGTCGAGCGGAAACAAGCCTTTCGCCTTTTCCGGCGGCTTCGCCATTATCCCGATCCACGGTTCCCTGATTAACCGCTACGGCGGCTATTACTATGGCTACGTGACGGGCTACAATTTCATCCGCTCGCAGATGAACGCCGCACTGGCAGATCCTGACGTGGAAGCTATTATTTTCGACGTGAACTCTAACGGCGGTGAAGCAGCGGGCTGTTTTGAGCTGGCGAACGAGATTTTCGCCTCCCGCGCAGTGAAGCCGTCATTCGCTGTCGTGGACTCCAATGCGTACTCTGCGGCTTACGCCCTGGGCAGCGCAGCGACGAAAATGGCGGTCATTCCGTCGGGCGGCGCCGGGTCCATCGGGGTTATCTCGATGCACGTCGATATCAGTAAGATGTTGGAAGACTTCGGCGTTAAGGTTAGTATTATTAAATCCGGTGCGCACAAAGCCGACGGCAACCCGTTCGAAACGCTTTCGGATGAGACAAAGGCCCGCTGGCAGGCAGATGTCGACACCATGCGTGAAGACTTCGTCAACCTTGTCGCACAAAACCGAAATTTAGATCCGAAAGTCGTGCGTGACACCGAGGCATTATGCTATAACGCCCCAGAAGCACTGGCCCTCGGACTAATAGATGCGGTCACAACGCCGGCTAAGGCAGTGGCTGAATTCCTAAACGGGCCGTCCGGTGGCTCGGATGAACAACCAGGAGCAAACGCGATGTTTACCCAAGAACAAATGGACGCTGCCCGTCAAGAAGCAGCAGCCGAAGCAACTGCCACGGCGACCGCGGCAGCGACTACGGCGGAACGTAATCGCATTTCCGGTATTCTGGGATGCGAAGCGGCGAAAGGCCGTTCAAAACTGGCGTCACATATTGCGTTCAACACCGCAATGAGTGTTGCCGATGCTGAAACCATGCTGGGCGCTTCTGCGGTCGAGCAGGCCCCGGCAGCCGCAGCGGCTACCAATCAGCCAGAGAAAGGGGCGGACAGCCCGTTCAAGACGGTGATGGATAACGCTGACCACCCGAATATGGGTGCGGAAAACGAACAGCAGGCTGAACCCGGCAAAGGTGATGGCCTGATGGCTGCGATGGCCGCTGTAGCTGGCGACTCGTTCACTAAGTAAGAGGCGACTACTATGTCTTTGATCTCCATGATGGCAAGCCTCCCGAACTATCTCGCTGGCAACGGCGACCTCGGTTCGTGGGAACCCACTCAGCTGTTTGCTGGTGAAGCTGATATCGTAACCGACGGCGGTGAAGTCGCAGTCGCGTTTGCGCGTTATCAGGTCATCGCTAAAAACGCAGCTGGCAAACTGGTACCTTATGACCCGACCACTCCGGCCAACCCGGAAGCGACGGCCATCGGTATCGCTAACGAAGCGGGTGTCGTGGGAACCTACGCACCGTATTACATCGGTGGTGTGTTCAACCACGAAGCACTCGTATGGCCAGCAGCAGTCAATACCCTGCTGAAACGTCAGGCGGTGTTCGAACGTACGAACATCCACATCGGCAACCTGTACTAAGGAGCAGCAGAAATGGCTGGATTGTACGAAACTACCGTCCTGATGGGAGTGCAACGCAAGGTGAAGTCCCTGCCGGCGTTCTTCCTGCAGTGGTTCCCGCGCCAGATTAACTTCGAGGAAGACCAGATCGCATTCGATAAGGTCATCCAGGACGTTACCCGCGTCGCGCCGTTTGTCGCACCTACCGCGCAAGGCCGTGTGATCAAGGAACAGGGTTACAACACCAAGACCTTCAAACCGGCTTACGTGAAACCGAAGCACGTTATTGACCCGAACATGGTTGTTCCGCGTCAACCTGGCGAAGCGCTCGGTACCGGTAGCCTGTCTAACGAGCAGCGTCGTGACCGTGTTATCGCATTCCTGCTGATGAAGCACCGCGCGATGCACGAAAACACCTGGGAATGGATGGCAGCGCAGGCTGCGCAGTACGGCTATGTTGACGTGGAAGGGCAGGATTACCCGAAAACCCGCGTAGACTTTGGCCGCGATGCTGCGCTGACCATGACTTCCGACTGGACCGCTACCGGCGTTACCCTGATGGACATGATCGCCGACCTGCGCGATGGTCAGCGTCTGGTGTCCGATAAGTCACTTTCCGGCACGGTGATCCGCGATTACGTGTTCGGCGGCGACGCATGGGACCAGTTCGTTAAAGTCGGCGGCAAAGAGCTGTGGGGCAAAGACGGCCTGATGGATGGCAATATCCGTGGGTCCGACTCTAACCTGACCCGTCTGTGGGATGATGTCGAAGGCGTTCAGCTCATGGGTGAGCTGGTAGGCATCAACGGCGCCGGCCGTATGCGTTTCTGGGTTAACACTCAGAAATTCCGCGACTGGAAAAATCAGGAACAGTACCTGATGAACCAGAAGGCCGTCATGGGTATCTCGTCTGCGATCGAAGGCGTTAAGTGCTTCGGGGCAATCATGGATAAAGCGGCCGGCTATCGGGCGCTGGAATACTTCCCGAAAATGTGGGAAGAAGAGGACCCGAGCGTGGAATACCTGATGACTCAGGGCGCACCGCTGATGGTCCCGGCAGACCCGAATGCGTCGTTCCTGCTGACCGTCGTTCCGTAACCACCTGCAGGCCCGTCAATAATGGCGGGCCAATTTAAAGGACAGAGATTATGCCACAACGTAAAGTAGTCCAGACGGTCATCGTTTTCCGCGACGGCCAGCGTATCCGCCCAGCGATCGGTGAAATCTTCAACTTCACCCAGAAAGAGCTGGACTCCATTAACAGCATGAACCCGGGCGCCCTCGATCGTCCGATCATCGAAGTCGATGCGGAAGACCAGGCGAAGAAAGAAAAAGCGCCTGCGCAGGAAGAAAAAGCGCCTGCGCAGGAAGAAAAAGCGCCTGCGCAGGAAGAAAAGTCTGACGCGAAGGCCACCACCAAAAAAGGCGGTAAGGCCGGCGCAGCGGACGAAGAGGTCTGATATGGCCTCTAACTTCGCGGCAATCAAAGCGAAGGCACGCAGGGACGTTCACGCGTCCCTGTCTGTATCTGCGCGGTATGAAAGCTATTCGCAGGAAGTCATCGTCGACGATCTTAGCGTGCGCTGGCACAACAAGATGCAGCTGGTCGGCGATCTGGATAGTGGCGGTTACGCCCAGATTATCGATGGCATCGAGCGAATCGTTTTTATGCAGGACGAGCTGCAGGCGAAAGGCGTCACGCTGGAAGGCGGTGACGTGATTATCATCAAGGCGGAAGGATACGGCAACGTTGGCCTGGTGCTGCAGACGCAGGAACCGATTGTCGGTCCGGTCGAAGTGATCTGGCAGGTGTCGAGGAAGAACTGATGGCCGTTAACGTTATTTCCGTCGGTGACAAGAAGATACTGGAATACTTCCGGATGTTTCCGGAAAGGGCCGCCCTGGCAATGCAGATGGCCATTAACACGGTCACAACCCGTAGCGGGATGTCACTGGCCAAGAAAACCATGCTTAACGAAATCGCCTTCCCCTCCGGATATCTCAATGCCGATCGCCTGAAAGTCACCAAAAAGGCCACTAAAACCAACCTCGAAGCGACCATTACAGGCCGCAAGCGTGCGACATCCCTGGCAAGGTTCGTGACCAGTGGCACGGTGGTTAATAGCCGCCGCAGGGAAGGGTTAGCGGTACGGGTTAAACGGGGGAAGACGACGTACCTAAAGAACGCGTTCCTGGTTCGGTTGAACAAAGGGGCGAGTCTTAGCGAGGATAACTTTAACGTCGGCCTCGCGGTACGGCTGTCTGCCGGCGAATCGCTGGCAAACAAACGGTCTCAGCACAAATCATGGCTGGTGCCGAATAAGGTGGCTTTGCTGTATGCGCCATCGGTGGACCAGGTATTTTCGTCCGTGGCGGACAAAGTCGGGCCGAAAATCGCTGACATGGTGGCGACAGAGTTCTTCCGCAATTTTGGGAGATTATCATGAGTAAGCGCCTCGATGTGCTGAAAGCATTAACGGATTTCCTGGAAGGAATCACCCCGGATAACGGGTACCCGTATGACTTCCGGGGAAAGGTGTACCGCGGTCGGGACCGTTTCGGCGCGGAATACGTGGCAAAAATGCCGTTCCTGTCTATTCTGGAAGCGAAAGCAACCGACTACGGGAAATTCGCTAACGAGGAACAGACCGTCCGGATGGATGACTGGGTGCTACTGGTTCAGGGGTGGTGCGCAGACGACGCGCGCAATCCAACGGACCCGATCTACGACATCGTGGCAGTCGTCGAAAAGCGCCTGTCAATGCTCATCTCGAAGGATGAAAATGGAAACCCGGAATTCCCGGGGGTCTATCGGTTGAAGGGAATGATTGCTACACTGACACTCGCACAGCCGGTTGTTCGTCCGCCCGAGGAAGGACTATCGGACACGGCGTTTTTCTTCCTGCCTATTAGGGTAGGACTAAAAGTAGATATTCGGAATCCCTAACAGGAGATGAAAGATGCAAAGCGATTTCCAGAACGACTATACAATCGGACGCGGGAAAACCTATTTCGATAAGTTCTTGCCGAACTCTAACCGCAAGACCGGCGAAATGTACTTCGGCAACGGCCCGGAATTCACGATCACCACTGATACTGAAAACCTGGACCACTATGCGTCGGATTACGGCCTGCGTGTAAAAGACGCCTCCGTCCTGCTGGAAGCCGGCATGACCGGGACTTTCACCTGCGACAACATCGTGGCAGAGAACCTGGCGCTGTGGTTCCTTGGCGACCTGGTGAACATGACCCTGACCGACCAGACTGGCGTCAAAGAAGTGTTCAAGCCGGTACGGCGTGGCAAGTATTACCAGATCGGCACCAGTGACGATACCCCAACTGGCCTGTTCAACGTGGATAACGTTGTGGTCGGCGTAGCGGATGGCGACGCTGAAATCGTCCCGGGCGCTGGCGACATTAGCTCCCTGCCGGGCGTGACCGTCGTTACCGCCGCTGGCAACTACGAGCTGGACCTGGCGCAAGGCCGTATCTACATCGAGCCTGACTCCACCGCATTCGCGGGCAACAAGCAGATGATCATCCAGTGCGATATCGCTGCGCAGAACCGCAACATGGTGATCGGCAAGACTAACCAGATATACGGTGCCCTGCGTTACATCGCGGACAACCCGGTCGGTACCAACAAAAACTACTACTTCCCGAAAGTGGCGCTGCGCCCGGACGGGGATTACGCACTGAAAGGCGACGACTGGAACGTAATGTCGTTCTCGTTCGAAGCGCTGCAGCTGAACAACATTACCCAGCGTCTGTACATTGACGTGCTGCCTTCCGCGGCAACCGTTGACCCGGCGACGCTGCGTACCGTGTCTGTATCGCTGGCGAGCACTTCGGCAGCATCCGGCGGTGCGGGTATCGTAGCTACCGCTACGGTTCGTGACGGCAACGGGACCGTGGTTCAGGGCGAAACCGTGAACTTCACCACGGACGCCGGAGCTACCGTTACCCCGGCGAGCGCGTCTACCGCGAGCACAGGCCTGGCAACCACCACGCTGAAACGCGCGACGGCCGGCACGGCGAAAGTTACGGCAACGCTGGCGAACGGCAAGTCCGCAGTATCGCAAACCGCGACCTTCTCGTAAGGGCAGACCGCAGTCATACCGGAAAGCGCCTACGGGCGCTTTTCTTTTATGCTTTTCTGCCGACGTGCTACATTAACGACGTCAACCAACGAAGAGGATAAACCCCATGTCACTGTCAGATTTCACCCCGGATACCGAAGAGATCATCATTAAGCGCGCTAAAAAAGGCGACGTTGCATTCGAGGTCCGCGGCCTGTCATTCCAGGACATTTCGAAGATCGTCCGCGTTCACTATGACGACCTGGAAGGGCTGTTTGATATTTACGAAACCCACGGCGGCAGCGACCTTTCCTACGTGGCCATGGGCAAATTCGCCATGGGCCTTATTAACGATGCGCCCGGCCTGGTAGCCCATATCATCGCGCTGGCAGCGGACGACGAAGCCAACCTGGAGAAAGCCCAGCGCCTCCCGCTGACCGCCCAGATTGACGCGCTGAAAGCCATTGGCCGCCTGACCTTCTCGGACGTTGAAGATATAAAAAAGATGCTACGGAAGGCCATGGACCTGATGAGGGACACAAAGGCCGGCCTGACACCCGAGTCTACAGCAAAAGGGAAAAAGTAATACGGTTTCACAATGAGCTGCGGGAAGGCGTGTCCTTCCTGATGTCTCAGGGACACCCAGACGCACGCCGGTACCCGCTGGGGTACCTGTGGTCTGAAATCAAGATTGCCCGGCGCCGCGTGAATATGCACATGGTGACGGAAAGCACGTTACTGCAGGCGCTACTGGCCTCCGTCATGAACGGGAAGAAAGGTGGCCCGCACTACAAAAAACTGATTAAGGGCTTGAGCGATGGCTAACAGCAAAGACGTCGAACTAAGGATCCGGGCGAGGGATTTCAGCCAGAAACCCCTTAAAGCCGTGGCCTCCGCGATTGAAGCAATGGCGAAGGCGCAGGACGACCAGCGTAAAGCGGCAGAACGGGGCGAAGTCTCGACGCGTCAGCTGGAAGCCTCGTACAAAAAACTTGAGCAGGCCGGGCAGCAGCTGTTAAAGCTGAATGCCCTTGTGGAGCTGTATAAACGTCAGAACGCCACGATGGTTGAAGCGGCGCAAAAGACGGAAGACTTACGGGCCAAGCAAGCCCAGCTGCAGCAAGCGTATGACTCTGCCGCGAAGGTAACGAAAAAACAGGAAGCCGAACTCGCCCGTGTTAACCGGCAGGTAGAGCGTGCAGAGCGCACCGAGGCGTCGCGGGCGGCGCAGGTGAGCCGTACAACGAAAGAGCTGCAACGATATGGCATTGAGACAAAAACGCTCGGTGCCGCGCAGTCCAGTATCGTTAACAGCGTGGCGAGCGTTAACAAGGTACTGCAGCAGCAGGAAAACATCATCGCCACCGCGCCTGCGGCGGCCGCCCAAAATAAAGTCATACAGGGTCTGCAGCAGCAAGCGCAGCAGGCACTGGCGGCGGTAAAAGGGTATTCAACCCTGGGCCGGGTCGTGCAGACCACCACGTCGCAGATGGGGCCACTGGCGTCGAAAATCCAGCAAATCATAAGTCCGTCAGACGCTGCGCGCCGGACGCTATCTGGCCTGCAGCAGCAAGTCCACACCCTCGCATCCGAAGTGTCGACCAGCGGCAACGCCATCAAGGACCTGGCGCAGAAGACGAAGATGCTGAACGAGGCGAACCGTGCGGCTGCCGGACTGGCGCAGCAAATCGACCAGTACCGTCAGCAGGTGGCGGTCATGAGAACGGCCCGTGCAGAGTACCAGGCGGCGCGTACGGCGGTTATAACGCTGGCGCAGGAAATGCGTACGGCCACGGGCGATACGGCCAACCTGACAGCGCGCATGGCCTCTGCGCAGCAGCGCCTTTCATCTGCAGCACGCGCTTTACGGGATGCCGGGTCAGCGGCTCGCGTTTCGCAGGCTGGTCTGCGCACGGCCGGCGTCGATACCCGTAACCTGACCGCCGAGGAGCAGCAACTGGTTTCGATCAGCCAGCAGGCCACGAAAGCGCTCAGTACGCTATCGGGCAGTCTGCGGTCGCAATCGCAGCAGGCACTGGCAACGGCTCGCAGCTACAGCGTACTGGCGTCCTCCGTTCAGGCGACGTCGCAGATGGGGCCGCTGGTGTCGCAAATCCAGCAAATCGTAAGCCCGGCGGAGGCGGCGCGCCGGACGCTGTCTGGCCTGCAGCAGCAGGTGTCGACACTTGCGACGGAGATAGCAAATAGCGGCAAAAAGGTTACAGATATCACCGGTAAGATCCGCCAGCTTAACGAAGCGAATAAAAGCGTTTCGGCCATGGCGCAGCAGATCGATATGTACCGTCAGCAGGTGGCAGCAGTCCGGGCCGCACGAACGGAGTACCGCACAGCAATGGAGGCGGTACAAGGTTTAGCGCAGCAGATGCGAACCGCCACTACCGATACCGGCGAATTGTCAAACCGGATGCAGGCGGCACAGCAGAGACTTGCGGCGGCCGCCCGGTCATTGAGGGACACAGGGACTGCTGCGCGTACGACACAATCGGCTTTGCGGTCGGCGGGCATCGATACCCGTAATTTGAATAGCGCAGAGCAAGCGCTGATCTCCACAAGCCGTCAGACCACCAGTTCGATAAACTCCCTGACGCAAGCCTTGCGGAATAACGCGGGCGCCACGCGAGACGGTGCAAAAGCCTTCTCCCTTTTCCGGGATGAGGGACGAACCACGTTATCAATGCTGCAACGTATTCGCGGTGAAGTCCTGGGCCTCGCTACGGCATACGTCGGTGTGCAGGGTGCTCTTAACCAGGCGTCCGGTGCGGTGGGGGCGTATAAGATGCGCCAGCAGGCGTTAGTTAAGATCTCCACCGTTGTTGGGGAAAGCCAGGCGGCCCTTAACGACGAATGGCGATATATGCTCGGGCTGTCCGACAAGCTGGGTATTGATATCGGTGTAGTATCGAACTCGTATACCCGGTTCGCGGTAGCGGCGAAAGCCGTCGGTCTGTCGTTGCAGGACTCAAAATTCATATTCGAAAGCGTGGCGAAAGCCGGTCGCGTTTTCCACCTCTCCGCGGATGATATGAACGGTATTTTCCGCGCACTGGAACAGATGCTGTCGAAAGGGCAGGTGTACGCCGAAGAACTGCGCGGCCAGCTGGGCGAACGTTTACCCGGGGCGGTGGCGCTGTTCGCGAAAGGCATGAACATGACCACGGCGCAGCTGATGAAGGCGATGGAAAACGGCGAGGTTTCAGGTGAAGCGGTTATCAACTTCGCCCGTGAACAGGCTAAGGCTATTGATGCCCAGCTGGAAACCGCAAGCAAAGGCGTAGACGCGATGGAAGCCCGCGCACGTAACGCGATGAATGCGTTCCAGCTGGCGTTAGCGGACTCTGGTTATATCGACGCATACGTTCAGCTGCTGCAGAAGGTCACGGACTTCCTTAACAGCTCGGATGGGAAGGAGGCCGCGGTAAAACTGGGTGCGGCATTCAGCTACGTGGCGGACACTCTCGGATATCTGATTGACAACCTGGACACGGTTATCACGGTGCTCGGCGTTCTGGCCGGCCTTAAAATCACGCGGATGGTTCTGGGGCTAGTCGGGTCCATCCGTTCGATGTTGCCTGTGCTGAAAGGGGGCGTGACGCTTATCCGGGCGGTTTATACGGGCCTTATGTCATGGGCGACAGGTCTTGCTACCGCAGAAGGTGCGGTCGGGCTTCTTGGCGTCGCATTACGCGGGCTGCTGCGCATCATCCCATTTGTCGGCGCAGCGCTTATCGCATACGACATCGGCTCAATCATGTACGACCAGTCGTCAACCTTCCGGCAGGGCGTTGACGAGGTCATCCGGGATTACAAAAACCTGGGCAATCAGCTACTGGCGGTCGGGGATTCAATCCCGACGATGCTGTACGACATCCTGATCGGCTGGGTGCGCCCGGTCACGACGCAATTCGCCACGGCCACGAAGATGATCATGGGCTGGATTGCCGACGTGTTGCGCCTGATCCCCGGTGTCGGCGAAACGCTGGCGAACTGGGCGGATGGCCTGGCCGAAGACCTGACGAAAGAACACCGCGACTTCCTGGAGTCCACGGGTAGGGTCTGGGATGATGTCGATAAAAAATGGGCCGAGTTAAACAAAAACATGGTCGACACCAACAAGACCGCAGTGGATGTTATCCGTGGTCAGGTGGCGACGCTGATGGCCGATATTAAGGCGATCACGAATCCTCAATTTCAGTACACCGCTGACCCGGAAACCGGAGTCACCCAGCGCGACCGCGACATCAAAGGCATGACGAAAGACCTTGCCAAGATGGAAGAACAGGCCAAGAAGGCCGGCGTTGCCGCGCAGAAAGCACTGCAGCGTAAAAACCTTCCCGGCCGGCTGAAACTCATTGACGAGGAATTCGCGCCGCAGTATCAGCGTGCGAAGGGCATCGGTGGTAACGAAGGGGCGGCGATGATCAAGCGCCTCGACGCGATTGTGGCCGCGCGGAAGAAAGCGGAGACGGATTCCTATAACGCCATGGAAAACGGCAGCAAGGCCCGGGAGAATGCCGCGAAGCGCGAGGAAAACGCGCTAGAGGCGCTGACCGCGCAGTATGAAAAACTGGATGATGCCGTAGGCGTTAAGCAGTCTAAGGTCGACCCGAATGCCACGTTTGATGACCGGCTGCAGGCCAAACTGCAGGCCGTTAATACCCAGTACGACCAGCTGATCGCCAAGTCGAAAAAACTCGGTTCGGGCGGGGCAGAACTGGCAGGCAAGTTCGAAGACCTGCGCAAGCGGAATCTCGAATACACCACCACGCAGGCGAAGCTGGAAGAAATCAAGCGCGTGGAAGACCAGCTTAACGCGATCCAGGAAACGAAGAAAAGCCTGCTGGATGAGATTAACGCCAAACGTCAGGCGGGCATCATCTCCGAAGATGAGGCGGTGAAGCAGACGTCCGAGCTGTATGCGACGATGAACGTGAACCTGCTGCAGTCGGCGAACACCCTGGACCAGCTGGCGCAGAAATTCCGCAATGTGTTGTCGCCGGAAGACTATGCGGCGCTCATGGCCAAAATTGCGCAGATCCGCGCGGGGCTGAATGACGTCACCGGCACATTCACCCAGATGGATAGTACGGTGGTGCAGGGCGTTCTGGATGGGCTGGCGACGGGGCTACAGTCGGTTACGGATAGCCTTGTCCAAGTCCTTAGCGGCACGATGTCCCTCGGCGATGCGTTCCGCAGTCTCGGCGCTACAGTTACTAAGTTCTTCGCGGACTTCCTGATGAAGATTGCGCAGGCGATCCTGCAGCAGATGATACTGAACTCCCTGGCGGGTATAGGCGGCGGCATCGGTGCAGCAGCAACATCCATGGGCGGCGTAGCGGCTAAACACAACGGTGGCATGGTCGGCAGCAAAACGTCGGGTGGCCAGCAGCGGAAAAACTCCGTCAGCCCGTCTTTGTTTGTCGGGGCGCCGCGCTTCCATGATGGCGGTCTTCCCGGGCTTAAATCGGATGAGGTACCAATCATCGCGCAGAAAGGCGAGCAGATCCTGTCCAAAGATGACCCGAATAACATAATGAACCAAGGAAGCGGCGGCGGTTCAGGGTCATCGAATCCGCAGGATATCCGGGTTATTAACGCGATCGATTCGGCCTCGGTTGTCGCCGCTGGGCTAAATGCTCCGGAAAATAGTAAAGTGATCCTTAACTACATCAAGGCCAATAAGCAGGCCGTCAAACAGGTTCTGGGGTGATGAATGGCGGGATTAACCGACAATGATGCGCTGGTCAGCAGCGATGGGCTGGTAGCGCACAGCCTTACTGATTCGACGACTGACGCATCGGGCATTAATCCGGCGGCGGGAACGTCGTCGGAACAGTTCCGGATGGTCACGGGACTTCTGCGGGCGAGCCGTATCGTTCCCCGCCCGGCGGCGGTACAGCTGGCCAATCGCATTCTGACGGCAGCCGTATCCTATCTCTACCGTGGCCAGTCGTCAGAAACGGGGCCGTTTGTTCCGCACTACCTTGTCGGCGTCCGCCATAACTTCACGTTGGGCAATGGCGACGTGGTGCAGCCCGGTGACGCATACCGTATTGCTCCGGCGGTGGAGATTGAACCGAGTACCGATACGGACTCGGAAAACGGTGCTTTTCGTGATGCGTATGAAGCCTTCTCGATCGGCTCCGATGTGATGGGGGAGAATGCCTGGACGAAAGGGCGGGACGCTACCGAGCGCCAGATTAAAGGGTCGATTCGATACTCCGGGTTGTGGTATACGCCGGGCGCGGTACCGGTCATTACGCAGTTCACTCCGAATGATAATGGGTGGCGGCCGCCGGCGTACGTTGGTCGGCAGATAGGGGCGCAGTGGGCGTCATTCGGGGATGGGGAAGCCACCGACAATACCATGTTCATGATGAACGCCGCACAGGACGCCTGGACCGCGCAGACCGGAAAAATCGATGGCCTTTTCATGCCGGTGTTCTACTTCGACTCCCCGGGGTCGACCGTGTACGGCCCGGCGAACACATTTGGTTGGAATGGCCCCTTCAACTCACAGAGCATGTACGAACAGCTGTCGGCGATGCGGGATGCCGTTCGCGTCGCTACACAGGCAAGCGTGGCGGGCCGTAAAGCGTATGCAACGGCTATCGCTACCCGTGCGCTTAAATGGTTCGCCAATGACCGTAACTGGATCCCGTCAAACCCGGGCATCGCAAACGCCTGGAGCGCGGCGATCCGGAAAGCGGCCGTTCTGGGGTACCAGGAAGGCGATACTGCTACACTGCCTAAACTTTGGTTCACCGTCCCGAACCGCCTGAATACCGATGGTACCTTCCCGACGCCAGTCTATGAGCCGGGGCTGCTGGCGGTGGCGCTACAGGCGGCGATCGCGGTGGATAAGCTGCAGCGGCCCAACAATGCCGCCGGTGGCCTGTCTACCGAAGTGGCGCGCGTGGTGGAAAAGTGCGTCCAGATGTTCGACTTCACCTACGTGACCAGCGGCGTAATGGCCGGCACATTCAGCCCGGACCCGGCGAACCTTAGATGGCAAGGGCGCTGGCACGCGGAACTGCTGAATGCCATGGTGGACCTGTATGACTGGTGCGGGCAGTCGAATAACCGGTACACCACCACGCGGGCGAAGGCGCGGATGTGGATCACGGGACTTCTGGACTCGGCGGAAGGATTATCGGCAGACCAGTCAGGCGGGTTTATCTACGGCCGTTCCATGTGGCCGCTGCAGCCAAACTGGAAAGACGGCATGACCGAGTCGTTTGAATTCTCCACGCAGATCATCACGGCGGCCAGTGGCAAAGAGCAGCGCTTGTCCCGTCGCACTAAACCGCGCCGGGCGATTTCTATGCGCCATACGCTGACGACCGCCGACGAGGCTGCGCAGTACCAGGCCATTATCCGGAAGCGCCAGTGGCGGCCAATGCTTGTTCCGCAGTGGCACATGGCATCACGCACGATGGTAGCCGGGAAAGTTGGCGATACCACCCTGGTCCTGGACAAAGCACCGCCGGCCACCTGGGGTGCGGTGAAAGCGCTGTACCTCGTATCCGGGGATGACCGCCAGCTGCTTAACGTGCTGCGGGTATCCGGGTCGACGGTTATGCTGCGCGATTCGCTGACGTTCCCGGTACCTCGCGGGTCAGATGTTATGCCGGTGCAGTACGGGCTGCTGAACAATGACCTGTCGTCTTCCCGGGCGATCTCCACCACGATCGAAGCGCAGGTCGGCTTCACGATCCTGCCGCAGACAGACTCGTTTACCGTGCCGGCCGTATCATCGTACAACGACCTGATTGCGTTTATCGCGGAACAGGGCCATCGCTGGGCGAAATATATCAGACGGGCGGCGGTGCTTAATCCGGCGGTCTGGCCGACATGGCCGCCAATGCCGTCGAACTATACGACGCGAATGTCCTTCGAGCGGAACGGCGATACCCGCATGGTCATCACCCGTAAGCCAAACTGGGTATCCGCAGTCACGGTAGCTGACGCCTGGCAATACGACCTGATCGACTATTACAACTCGGCGGTTACGCCGGGGTATGCGGAGAACGCCGGGCGCCGTACATTCCAGGCGCAGTGGACCGCATTCACGTATGATGAGGTTATCGACATCCTCGCGGTATTCTACGCGCTGCGTGGCTCGCAGGTGGCCTGCTGGGTGCCATCGTGGTCCCACGACCTGACGGTGGCCGCCGATATGCCGGCTCCGAATCAGTTACGGGTGGAGCAGAACGCCGTCATTGACGAAGAAATATTGCTTGACGACCCGAGTATCGCGCTGATGATTGAGACGTTTGACGGCAGAATGTATTGCGCAGCGGCTAACAGCGTAACAACGTCAGCCGGGGTGTCGACAATCACACTGGACCGCGGGCTTTTCAGCGCGCTCAAAAAGGCGGACATAATGCGGATCAGCCTGATGTACCGCGTACGGCAGGCCAGTGATTCGGTTGAACTTACATGGCGTGCTCGCGGCATCGCCGAATTGCAGACGGCCTTTATCACCGTCCAGGAGTAAAACGTGTCATATCCTCAAATTGAAGACAGCGTTGACAGCGGGAAACCGCTATATTTTTACGAGTTCATTTACGGTGATGCAGCGACGAATGCGTACCGTTATGTCGCCGCCCTGGACCTCACTATCTACGGTGGCCGCCCATGGACACCTTTCCCGATCAAACACAGTGATATCGTCACATCGGGGTCACTGGATAAGCAGACACTGACGGTGACGGCGCGGGAGGACATCGATATCACCAAGCTGGTAGTGGCCCGCGCGCCAAGCCGGGTAACGACGCTGAATATCTACCGTGGCCATGCTGGCGATGATGACCTGCGGATGGTCTGGACCGGGCGCGTCCTGTCCGGCAACATGATAGAGTCGTCCGAGGTGGAACTGGCCTGCGAGTCAATAAGCACATCGCAGCTGAATATCGGTCTGCGGCGTAAGTACCAGCGCGGATGCCCGCACGCTCTTTACGGTCGGGCCTGTTCAGTCGATAAGTCGCTGCATTCGGAGTCCGGTTCGTCCACGTCGGTCGCTAATTCGATGACGGTATCCGTTACCCTGACGAGCGCTGACCGGGGTCTTACCGCGGCCACCCTGGCTGGCGGTATCTTCCGCATCACGTTGAAGAACGGCCTGACCGAAATCCGGGCGATCTCGTCTGCCGTAAACAACGGCGGCCGCAACTGGACGCTGAATATCATCGCGCCGATCTCAGATATGACCGCGGGCCGTCCGGTTTCGGTTTCCAAGGGTTGCCTGCATACGTATGATGCGTGTAAAAACGTGTTTAATAACGCGGATAATTACGGCGGATGCGCCAATATCCCAACCAAAAACCCGTTCAACGCAAACCAGTTCTAGGGGGCGCCATGCCAGATTGGGTCATTTACATAATCATTTCCATCGCGATGTCGCTGGCCAGTTACGCCCTGACACCGCGGGCCAAAACGTCCAGCGCTAACCAGTCGCCGCAGACGGTCGACGTGCCGACTGTCGATGCCGGACGGTCAATCCCGGTGGTCTTCGGGACGGTGCGTGTGAAATCGCCTAACCTGTTATGGATGGGCGGACAGCGGACAACGGAGATCAAGAAATGAGTGACATCCGCGTATTACCTACTGACCTGCCGCCGGCGGGTCTTTGTGTTAATGGCGCTCGCGACTGGTTCGCGAAACACGGGCTGGACTTCCGGGACTTCATTAAGAACGGAACCCCGGTAGACGTCATGCGGGCGACCGGCTGCCCACTGGCAGAACGTGCCTGCCAGGCCGCCGAGAAGCGTGCCAACGGAGATAACTGATGGGCGGGAAAAGCAAGAAAAAATCGGTCGTCGGCTATAAATACAACATCGGGCTGCATTTCGCCATTTGTCATGGGCCTATCGCCAGGGTGCAGGAAATCTGGTGGGCCGATAAGGTCGCCTGGTCCGGCAACGTGGAAAACCCGGGCGACGGGTCACAGGCGCTTGTGGTGGTGGACAATACCGGCCTGTTTGGCGGGGATACCTCGGAAGGCGGCGTAAGAGGGCTGGTGGAAATCGGCTTCGGCGGATGGGGGCAGCGCTGTATCGGCGTCGGTTCCGATGGGTCGTATTCCGTAGCGGCGATCCTGGCATGGTTCCAGGAGAAGGGTATCCGATGGCAGGGGCGCTCCGTGAGGGAGGTCAACTGGAAAGGGGGCGCACCCCGCGTAACTGTACCTGAACTGGGGCTGAACTATCGCGGACTGGCGGTTGCGCTGATGCACGACCACTACATCGGGAACAACGCCTACCTGAAAGACGTGTCGTTCAAGGTCAGCTGCTTCTGGGCCGACTGGCACCCTGAACTTTGCTACATCGGCGATAACATGAACCCGGCGCACATCATCCGCGAAGGACTGGTGAATACGGAATGGGGTCTGGGATACGCGCCCGCCACAATCGATGACGCCGCGTATCTGTCTGCCGCGCAGACCCTGTACAACGAGGGCTTCGGACTGTCATTCGTGTGGGATGACGACAAAGACCTCTACACCTTCATTGACGATGTGAAGTCCTGCATTAACGCCGTGACGTATCTCGACCCGCGTTCCGGTCTGTGGACGATTAAACTTATCCGCGCTGGCGAGCCATCGGCGCTGACCATCAATCCGGATAATGCCAGCCTGAAATCCTTCACCCGGAAAGCGCTGGGCGAAACGTACAACGAGATCAGCACGAAGTACACGAACCCGGAGAACGAAGAGTACGAGACGGTCACTGTTCAGGATCCGGCTAACATCGAGGCGCAGGGCCGCGTCGTGTCCACGACGAAGGAGTACGTCGGCGTACGGGACGCAACCCTGGCCATTCGGCTCACCGAACGTGACCTGCAGGTGGCCAGCGCGCAGCTGTGTACGGCCGAGGTGACGGTGAACCGCGAAGCGTGGGCCATCGCACCCGGGATGAACGTTACTTTCAACTGGCCGAGACACGGCATCTCGAACATGATCATGCGTGTCGAAGAGGTGAGCATTGCTGCGGTCGGGGATGACTCGATCTCCCTGCGCATCGTGGAGGACGTCTTCTCGCGGTCCTCGGCGACCTTCGCCGGCTCGCAGGATAACGGCTGGGTCGACCCGGCACAACCGGCGACGCTGTTCCCGTACCGCCACACATGGGAATACCCGTTCTGGTACCTTATCCGCTCCGCTGGCCTTCCGGCAGACGTCCTGCCGACCTTTGCGGGCTTTTCGACGGAGATTGCTACGGGCGGCAATGACAACGCGCAATCCGTCCAGCTGTTCTCCTACATCACCACGGAAGCCGGTCAATCGTGGCAGCTGGTCGCCGTCGGGCCGCTGACGCCGAAATCGGCGCTGTCTGATGCACTGGTGCCGGGCGTGACATCACTCATGAAGCTGAACCCATCGGCCAGCTACCGCCTGGCGGACATGGAGACGGACAGCTTTGCGCTTCTCACGGATGGTACCAACGAAGAGATCGTCCAGTTAACGGATTTCTCTGACGTCTCGCAGCAGGCGACCATTACCCGCGGCCTGATGGACACACAACCGCGTAACTGGCCAGCGGGTACCATCGTGTACTTCATCGGTTCCAGCTCCTCCCCGTCTGACGAAACCGTGCGGTCGTTCGGCGAGACGGTGCAATACCGGCCTGTGATGCAGACCTCCATTGACCAGATGGACATTAATAACGTTCCGACGGACTCCGTTACGCTGCGCGGACGGTACGAGCTGCCGTACCCGGTTGCCAATGTGAAGATCGGCGGCGCATACTGGCCAGCGGCGGTAAACGTCAATGGTATTGCCCTGGCTATCACCTGGGCCAACCGAAACCGTCTGCTGCAGGATGCGGCTACCCAGGTGCCATGGAACGCAGGCAACATCATCCCGGAAGACGGAACCACGGTGACGATCGAGCTGTGGCGTAGCGGCTCAATGGTGTACCAGCAGCAGGGTATCACCGGCACGTCATTTAACATCCCTGTGGAGGCCATGTCGACCGGTACCTACGAGGTCCGCATTTACACCATGCGCGACGGTCGTCGGAACTACACTGATTTTCAGCATACACTTGACGTCGTTATTCCGGCCCGCGAGACGGGGTACGGCAATAGCTACGGATTCAGCTACGGAGCATAACCATGGCACAGAAAACCGGCCCGAACCTGGGCATGAACTACGGGTGGGCGTTAAACGAAAGTGGGTGGAAGCCCGGCATGGACGCCAACTTGAAAAAGCTGGACGCAATTGTCGGGGCAGCGGTGCTGACCATCGCCAATACGCCGTCAGTCACGGATGACGGAACGCGCTACATTGTCGGGACGTCGCCGTCCGGCGCCTTTGCCGGCCAGGCGGGCAAGCTGGCCGTACGCGTTGAAGGCACATGGGAATTTTATACGCCCCGGGCGGGATGGTCCGTTTACAACCTGGCGAATGGCACGGAGTACCGGTACACCGGTTCTGCGTGGATTATCCCGACGATTGCGATCCCCGCACAGCCATTCCTGGAAGTATCCGGACCGGGTACCAAAACCTTCGATAATACGGCGTGGGCGAAAGTCCCGCTGACGGTCATCGCGTCGGATACTGCTGACGGATGGGACGCAACCGCCAACACCGACTACGTCATCCCGCAGGCGGGTATGTATCAGATTCAGGGGATTGTCCGGCCTGCGCGCACCGGAAGCAACCCGTTCCCCGACTCAACGGCATTTGCCGCGGGGGTGGGAACAACGGCGGCGGACGGGGATGACGTGGCGTGGGCGATTAGCCCGGATGTGGCCGGCGCGCAGTTTACCCTGCAGGTGGCAGCATTGCGGCGCTATAATGTGGGGGACCGAGTATCGCTTTTTGTGAAGCATTCTGCGACTTCTCCGGTTGCTATCTCACGCGCCCGCTTACGCGTTTTGCGTTTAACGGATTAAGGCCGGATGTTATAGTGTGCAAATGGTTAATCGAGGGTAACTAAAATGTCAGATATGGACCCGTTGTACGAATCAATGAAAGACTCCGCGGAGGATATGTCCAAGGCTGCGGTTGAAATGAAGGGCATGATGACCGCGGACGAAAATACCGACGTCAATATCGATGGGTACGGTCCTAAGCCATCATTCAGTAAACAGATCAAAATCCTGATTCAACCGGTCATTGATAGTTTCAATCTCTGGTTCGACGCCACGAAAGCGACATGGAACGCGTGGTTTGGCTCGGCACAGAATCGCTTCGATAACTTTATCGCCTCCTCAGGCTTCAATGAAGTTGGAGACTACTATAGCGGGCCCATAACAATACAGGACTACAACGACGTAATCCGCTATCAGGGGGAAGCATGGAAGCTAAATTACTCAACACCGATCCCTTATACAACGTCCGGGAATACTGATACCTCATGGTTAGCGACAGATAAGGCGAAATTCAATTTCCTTGGTGAAGACGTACTTCGTCAAAATTTGGCTTCCAATAGAGGACTTCTATACATCGGGAGTGCACCGGTGGTCTCCGCTTTAAGTTCGATAACTCCTGACATGGTAGGCCAGAGGATCCAGGTTACCGAGTTCGACTACGGCTACGTAGTGGGTGGCGGGAAATTTATTGTCCAGTCATCCGCTAACTTTACAGCGGATGGCGGGAAAGTGGTGGCGTCCGCCACCCCCGGGCTCGTTTTCGTTCGTGAAGAGTATTACACCAATCGGATTGTGCGTCCCGAATGGTATGGCTGTCGAGGACGCGGGTCGTCAATACCGGATACGGTACCCTTTGCTGCGATGCTGTCCCATCTTAATGACGGCGACTACATTAAATTGATGCCTAATGCGACCCATTACAATGATTTCCCTAACAACTCGCAAGCGCTGGATGGTTGGGTCATAGCGGCAAAAGACATCACATTGGACGGCAACGGGGCCGCCATTTCCCGGACAACGCCGTCGTCTGCGAGTTATTCCGGTTTCGCAACGTTAAAGATTACGGGAGATAGGCCGGACCTCATTGGGAGGTTGCTGATCACATCTGACGACCCGACCAACAAGCCTCTATACGCATACCGGAGCACGACGAAGATAGACTCTAGGGAGATTTTCACCTCGCCACTTGCGAACACATTGGGGCTGTGGCTCTCCGGTGTGGATAGTCCCTATATCGATAAATCGGTCACATTGGAAAGGGCAGTATTTCCCTTCTTTGCCAATAACGGCACGGATGGCATGAAAATATACTGTACCGCCAAAAAATCAGGACAAATCTACCCACAGCCAACATCCGCGAGTTCGGATCTGGCGCTGGGCAGTACCTTCAAAATAGATGCATGCTCCAACTTTATTATGGACGTCATCGCCTACGATTCGGCATACGCTGGCGTCGAGGCTGAGAGCAATAACGTCAATGGCAGCATAACATTGGTGACAAATAAGGCATACCACGCTGGTTTGCACCTGTGGAACAAATGCAAGAATATTACCTATAAAGTTTCCGCCACGGACATCGTTGAGGGTGGTGGGGTCATTAAAGGGTATGGCTGTGAGGCATGTAGTGGTGATGTGACGGTATATAATGCGCAGTATCTGGTGGCGTACATCGGGGACTCTGCGGCAACACCTGTAATCTCCTGTAATGCCAAGGGATCGGGCTTTAATGTTACGGACGGTGTTGTGTTCTATACCACTGCAGCAAACAACGAGTACATCCAGCATTGCAATGTGGACGTTACTGTTGTACACGCGGACGTGTTCTCCATAGGTACTGGGCGGCAATCGGCCATTAAGTTTAATGGCGGCCAGTACTGCAACATAAAAGTAAATGCCAAGAATTTTGACTATGTGTTTTCAATTGGGATGGCGGCTAACAACAAATTCGATGCCGTGTATAATGGATTCAATGTGGCGTTCTCGTACTCAGACCAGCGTTCGTTTGATAATGAGTATAAATATACCGACCCGGGCGGTAACGTATATCACCTCCAAGCGAAGGCTGCGTCGTATGAATACAGGTCAGACGCCGTTACAAAACCGGTGGTGGGTTTCAGGGCGCTGGCCAGAAAAGAGATAGATTGTCAATTTCTTGTTGTTCCGTCGATGCAGACAACTAACTCATCAGTTGGCGGCATATCTTACGATGCCACAACTAAACAGCTGAAAATAAACAAGTAGGGGGGATCTCATGAGCGAACTGGATGATATGTTCTCGAATCGTAGAGAGGTTGCGGACTCGATTGCGAAAGCACAAGAAATGGAAGTTCAGACGGATGACGGCAGCGGAAATATGATTACCCCGGAGGAACAGATAGCGTTTGCACAATCGCAAGAATAATATACCGCCGGTAATGGCGGCGTACTCAGAGCGAGGGGCTTATAATCCGTCAATGTCGTCGTGGCACCCGGTTCTAAATGGCGGGGAGAACGGACAGTGGAAATTTCCACCGAAAGTGTCCAGAATAGTCCGAAGCGATCCGCTAACCCGACTACAGGACTATTCTTATGACTGATCCAGTTACCACCGGCACCACTCTGACGGCTACGGCCGCAGGGGTTGGTGCCATCGGCTGGTGGGCCGGACTTGACCCCGGAGTCGCTATCGGGGCTTTCTGGGGGGCTATTTTCTTCGTCCTATCTTCCAAAGAATTAACGTTAATTGCAAAAACCGGATTCGGCGGTGTGAGTTTCTTTTTCGGAATTATCTGCGCGAACTGGGCCGCTGAATTGATAACATGGGGCGTGCATAAATTTGCGTCAGGTGCCAGTGATGCTCCTACCGCAATGGGGGCGTTCATCGCGGCCGCTGTGGCGGTCCAAACACTCATGGCCATTACGACGAAAGACTTCACGAAAGCGCTACTTGACCGGTTCCTTGCATGGCTGAAAAACGCGCTGATAAAGTCTGATATCGGAGGGCCGAAATAATGTCTACCGTCGCATTTTCGGATACCATCATTACCACATTGCCGGATAGCCCGGCATCCCTTTTCATCGCCCATACATTCGCTATTTTCAATGTTCTTCTCTGCCTGTCTATCGTGGTACGGCTGTTCTGCTTCCAGCGTAACGGATCGCGCCACCGTTTAGCAGGCGGCGTGATCGCCATGTTGCTGATGGTCTTTTACATGTGGACGCCATTCCAGTTCGTGTTGGGACGCGTGGCCATTGTGGACTGGGCGTCAGTCGGTATTAACTGCATCGTTTTTATCGCGATATTCAGGGCGCGGGGAAACGTGATGCAACTATTTAAGTCGTGAGGACATATGGCTACTGCAGATCAGATTATCGAAGGCGTGCTGGGCAAGGAAGGCGGCTATGTGAATAACCAGGCAGACAAAGGCGGCCCGACTCGCTGGGGTATCACACAGAACACCGCGCGGGCGTACGGATACAAAGGCGACATGAAAGACCTCCCACGGGGAACCGCCAAAGAGATCTACATGAAGCAATACTGGCTGGAACCCAAGTTCGATAAGATTGCCGAGCTGTCGCCGTCGATCGCCGAAGAGTTGTGCGATACCGGCGTTAACATGGGGCCACGGGTCGCCAGCTCTTTCCTGCAGCGCTGGCTGACCGCCCTGAACCAACGTGGCAAGCTGTATCCCGACCTGAAACCTGACGGGGTCATCGGGAACATCACGATCGCCGCGCTGCGCAGTTATCTCGCCGTACGGGGTAGCGCCGGCGTAACGGTGATGCTGAAAGGGTTGAACTGCAGTCAGGGCGCACGATATCTCGAACTGGCGGAAGCACGGGAAGCCAACGAAGAATTTCTCTTCGGCTGGGTGCAAGGCCGGGTTAACTTATGACGCTGGCCATCAAAACTGTAGTGGCGGCTATCATGGCTGCCGCTGTTATCTTCGCCCTGGTGTGGCTGCATAACTCGCTGGCCGAGCGCCATTACCAGCCTACCATCGATAGCCTGAATAAAACTCTGGGCAGTGTGAAGCAGCACAACTCCAACCTGACTGCCCAGCTGCAGGCGCAAAACGCTGTCATCGCGTCTATGGCGGTACAAAGCGAGAAAGATAAGCAACGTATCACCGAGCTGGAGAAAGCCGCGCAGCGGGGCGCTGGCGAGGAATACGGCAAGGCCAATGAAGTCCTGCAGGAACGCACCACCGGTTCCGACGTCTGCCGGGCGGCCAGTGATGCCTTCGACGCCGAGCTGCGGAAGGAGCGGGCAAAATGAGAAAGCTGATCGTGACCATGGCCATGCTGCTTGTCGGCTGTTCCGCCCGAACCGAAACGCCGCCGGCCGTCGTGGAAGTAAAAGTGCCGGTGCTGCAGAAGTGTGATATACGCCAGCCTGACGCGCCGGCATTCGCGGTGGACTCCTTACCCATCGGTGCGCCGATCGACGCCCAGATGCGCGCCCTGCGAGCGGAACGGCATCAAAGGCAGGGGTATGAGATATTACTGCGCGCCGAGATAGACAAGTGCAAAAAGTAAGCCCGGGAAACCGGGCTTTTTCGTTATGGGGATTTACGTTTACTGCGCTGGCGCATCCGGTATTTGAACTCGTCGTATATGATCGAGATCATCACCCCGATAAGTGCCAGCGGCCAAAGGATAACCGCGAAGAAGCGCCCTACCGAATCATCCCCTTCGGTGACGCCTGCCATGAGCGGAATACCCAGAATCCAGACCACCGCTAACATGATGTCATTCAGCATTCTTTACCCTCCCACACGTCGCAAAACGACTTTGAAAATTTCTGCGTAATGGTAGCGCTCGGAGGTACCGTTAGCCCAGTTCACCTCAACGGTCAGACCCCCAAGATGTTTGGTATGGTTAACGACATCACCACTGCTTAAAGTATCGCCGGGACGCAGGTTAACTGCGGCGACAGGAAATTCGGGTAAAGTCGCCAGTACACGGGCTTCCAGTTTAGAGAAATCACGTACGGTCAGCGGGCCACGGGCTTCCCAAACCTTACGCACTTCCGGATGCAGACGCATGAACTCTTCGCGAATACGGTTAGCTTTTTCCATGCTTATTGCGGCCGGCATCGGAAGACGGACGATCTGGTTTTCCTGTGCGGCCTGGCGTAACGAGTCAAAACTGCGGTATACCTGGATGCCCAGCTGGTGCGCGCGGTGGACTTCCGCTTTTGTGCCGCTACTCACCTCGTCCGCATTCGGCATGGTCAGCAGCACGGCGTCGCAACGTTCCAGCATGGCCATCGTTCCGTCCAGGAAATACTGGTCGTCGTTTTGCTTCACCTGATTTTCGAAGTCCCGGGTATTCAGGTGCGGTACCACCGGGAACAGGCCGAGATGGCCGAGTTCATTTACCAGATTGACCGCGGTCACTTCGGCGTTGCGGATGTTCATCGGCGTTCCTACCCAGGTGCCGTCGGCGCAGGTGTACGGGCGATACGGCCCGGCAATGTAGATCAGTTTCATGCCTTAATTCCTTTGAAGTTTTCAGGGTGGCCGATGTTACTCTGAACATTGATTGTGATTTCATCCATGAAGCAGGACACACGGACCCGCACCAGCGTTTTTGCGTTTACCATGTCCACCAGGCAAGTCGTTTGCCCGGTCACTACTGCATTAACCCGTTCATGGCCTTTCGCCTTCGCCAACTCGCCGTAGGCGGCAACCGTATCGGCGACCTTATCGGCCATGAAGTCCCACTGGACTTCGTTTATCCTCCGCTGGATGTGATGGGGGAGGACCGCTTTATTCGCTTTGAACACTTAAAGCACCTCGCACATGGGGATGAAATAGTCGTACCCGTCGGCAGACCCCGGGAACATGCTATACTGCGCTCGGTCTGCGAGCCGTATCCGGTCTTTTGACAGACACCGACGGTAATAGTCCGCCGCATTACGGCCATACGTGCGGTCCAGCGCAGCCTCCGGGTCATGCGGTGAGAAATGTACGGCCCGCTTTTCCCGCCAGTCCGGGCAATCGATCCGCGAAATGATCAGGTGGTTGTTGGACGTGCGGCAGTATCCGGACCGTAACATCATATCAACGCTCATCCGTTCGTCTTTTTTCAGGTGCGGCACTGTGCGGTCACGCCAGTTTTTACTGTGTCGGCTATCCGGGTATCGAATGAAAACCGGTATGTCCTGGCGGTGGACTACGCGGTATTTCATCTTCCCGCGGCCATCAATAAGCTGATAGGAATCGCAGTGCCGTATCAGCATGGCATCCGTTATCCGGGCGATGGCCGCGTCTTTGCGCTTCCACCATTCATAGACGCTGATCAGGTGACGCATTTGGTCAGGCCCAAACCATGCCCGTATTGCCGGGTCCGGTGAAAACTCGAATTCCTTTGGGTCCAGGTCTTTTTCGACGAACCAGATATGCCCGTTTACCGTGAAATGCGGCTTTGTATGCCGGTCTTTTGCGCGCATCTTATTTCCTCCCCATGGGGCGATGTGAGCCAATTCCTTTCCGGTGGCCAATGTGGATCTTGCCGCACAGTTTGCAGTGGTAGGCATCCATCGGCCCGCTGTACCCGTACGTTCGCTTGATATACCGGATGCCTGCCAAAGCGGCCGGGATGTCCGGATAACGCTGCTTCCCTTCGCATGACTTCCGGCGCAGTCTGCGCTTACTGGCCATCGTTACAGGCTCCAGTTAGGCAGGATGCCCATGGCGGCCAGGATGGCGGCGATGACGAACAGCGCAGACAGCAGGCAGAAGATAAATCCGGTGCGGCGGTTCGTCTTGTCGCCATCCAGCGGTAACGACTCGATGTACTCTTCGGCCTTCTTACGGCCCGCCTCCCAGCGCCAGTATTCCCTGCATTTCTCTCCGGTGCCGGTCGACTGGTGCAGGTAGGGGTTACTCTTTTCGGTAGCGCCCTGCAGGCCCGCCAGCACGCCTTCCGCTTCTTCCATGGTACGGGCCGGGATGAATTCCTGCGCACCTGGTACCGGTACTTCATAGCCATTCTTGCTTTCGTTGATCATGGGTTATCCCTCATAGTTCATGTTAAAAGTGATGCGTATTACTGACTTAATGCCCAGGTGATCGGTAATCGCCCGGTAATTCGGTGGCTCGCTCATCATGGCGAATTCTTTTACCGCCATATACCCGGGGCTTAACTGCCGCCCCCTGGCTCTCATCCCAGTTTCATATGCGGAGATGAACTCTTTCGCGCTAACGATCTTACGGTCCAGCACAAACCCCCATTCCATGAGCAAAGGGTAACGCGGTGGTGCAGTTTTGGCCGTTGGCTTATCCGCTAATCTATGGCCGCTGCGATAAATGCCCTGTGGGGCGGGGTATACCCGACAAACCCCGTGATAACGCCCCAGCTCTTCCAGCCCGTAGACGGTGCTGCAGCTGATATCGTATTCGCGTTCGCCGTCCATTAAGGCTGCAACCGCGGCTTTCAGTTCGTAGTAATACTGGAACCACTGGTGATGGCGGTTGACCACGTTAGAAACGATCTGCTGGTCAATCCGGTGAACAATCTGGCTCATAATGAAAAACTCCCGTCGTTGCCTTCGGGAGTAATATTAGTTGCACACGAATCGTATGTCAAACAGTTTTTATTCGTCTTCGCCGGAGAACCGGCCAAGCCAGTTATGGAAGATGATCACCATGAACGCCTGGCGATAGGCATCACGCAGCGCGCTGTGCGACGAGAGACTGGTACGGCGTTCGGCCTGCTGGTCAGCCAGTTCCCACAGGCCGACCTCGTCGGGGCGCATCCGTTCCCAGGTGGTCATGAGCGTGCGGGTGTCCGCTTCCAGCCTGAAATCCCACGGGGCGAGGCGCTCACCGCCGTACAACGCGTGCTCCAGCTGGATGATATCGACGCGCGGGGCGTGGCCCCATACGGTAACACCGTAGTGCGTGAACTCGGCGGGAGTAGCTTTTATCCCGACTTCGCTGTACAGAAAGTCGTGGAAACTGGCTCTCGGGTCGCACTCGGGTTCGGTCGTGATGCCGAACGTATCCATGGCGGCAGACGGGTTTTGCATGGCCTGTTCTATCCACCAGGCGACGGTGCTCGGGTCGACATGGCCAGTGCGCATACCCCGTTTCTGCGGGATTGCGACCTGGAAGGATTCCATCCAACCCTCGTCGCTGTGGAACGCCACGCAGGCGAAGGACAGCACATGCCCATCCGTCTGACATGACAGGTTTTCCACGTCGAATACGAGGTGGATTTTGCCGAAGTGTTCGGGTTTTGCTTTCATGGGTGTTCCTCTTCTTTGGTCCATTCTCCGCTGCCGTTGGCGCGGGTCACTTTAACAATTTCGTCTTTTTCCACGTGCATCACCGGCAGCGGTGGAAACGCTACGGTACCGTCGGTGTGGCATACCCGCACTTCCACCCGCCAGGGCTTCCAGAAAACCGGTAGCCAGTCGCAATGTCCGACCACGATGCCGGAGTATTCCCGACCATTGCATTTATCCCGGAAGCGGACCATATCCCCATAGAGCGGGTAATCCGGGTCCGGCGGGAGGGCGGCATATTTATCCGCAATCGCTCTACAGATTTCACGCATCGACATGTTTGTCCTCCACTTCGACGGTCAAATCGCCGCAACCAACAAAATGGTTAAGCCCCATGCGCGGTGGTTCACTTACGGATTTCCAGTAATATACGGTTCGTCCATTTGCCGCGCGGTGCGTTCTCGCCAGGTCGACTATCTCGACGATGCGGGTCTTCATGATGACCCGCATCCCTGGCTTGAGGTCAGAGATCAGGACTTTCATCACAGCGCTCCGTTCAGGTTGTCCGGGTCATCGGCACGGCCATACATCTCTTCGAACAGGATCATCGCTGCGGCGTACACCAGCGTCCCGCGAAGTTCGTTGATCCGGGCTTGTTTAGTCGGCAGCGACCGGGCCTCCACGGTTTTCTTGATAACCTGCTGCGCCAGGCCGGCGTCGCTGTCCAGCATATGCGCCATGGTCAGGATCGGCTGTTCGACAAACGGCAGGTCATTGGCGTGACGCTCGCGGCCTTTACCGTACGCCGCCTGATCCAGCGCGCCGAGGAAGGTGCGCAGCAGCGGCAGATAGTCATCCCGGTCTTTCTTGCTGCGGAAGATAAACAGCGGCGAAGGGATACCGGAGTCATCGGCTTCCATCGTCAATTCGTATTGCTGCTGTTTAGACGCCTTAACGCCGTACGGCGAGGCCATGGTATTCGGTAACGCCGTCTTTCGCGTTTTGTCCGCCCCCTCCGGTGGCGTCGTACGAGGCCATTTAAGTTCTTCGTCAGCGCCTGCTGGCGGTGTCATGTTAGGCAATTTTGCACCCGCTTTAATCTTGATGCGTTGTTCAGGGAACAGGTCCGGAGCGGCTTCGTTTTTGATAGTCACCGTGTTTTTCGTACGACCATCCCACGCGAAGGCCGCCGGTTGGTTATTCGCTTTTATCATCTTCGCGACATTTTCCATGGCATCCGGGTCAGCACACCCGGTAATGTTGATTTCGGTTACGGCGAACTGGCAGCGCTTAACGAGGAAATGGACGGTGGAGATTATCGTATCCGCTGGGGCGTCCGGGTCGAGTTTTAATTCTTTCGCGATCGCCTCAACCATTTTTTGATATTCGAATGCCTGTGCATTCACCGCGCCTACCATGGCAAGCATTTCATCCCAGCTGCGGCCAGTGACGCCCAGCGCGTTCGCCAGCTGGTCACGCATTTGCGAATCAATGCTGACCGGTTCGTCAGTGGACGGGTTACGCAGCGAAAGGAGTTTATGCCCGTTGAGATGCGCGAACATGAGATAGTTCATCGCGTCGATCAGCTTACCCTTGGCCAGCGAATCGCGAATGCAGGTGCGGCATTCATGCTCGGTCAGTTCTTTCCATGGTTCAGCGGTCGCCCAGTCTTTACGTTTTTTGGCGCCGTGGTAAAGGCGCGATAGCATTTCATCAAAGACAACGTTTACGGTACGAAGGAATTCCAGGGAAAGGTAGCCGCCAATATTGCCTTCAACACTTTCGACGGTGAGGCGTACGGCCGGCACAGTGGTATTACGATTTGACATGGTATATCTCCGGGTTGTTTTGCTGTTCGATTAGAATACTAGCTGCACACGTTTTGTGTGTCAAACGTTTTCTACGGGCTTCGGTCTTCTTCCAAGTATGCTACTGCCCTGATAAGCACGTTTTTGTCATCCCTGACAACACCAAGCATATGATTGCATCCCCGGCATAAAAGCCCCCTGACCCGTCCGGTTTTATGGCAATGATCAACGTGCAATTGATGCCGGTATCGACGTCCGGGCGCGTCTCCACAAATTGCGCATTTACCGTCTTGTTTTGCCAGTAATTCTTGGTACCGTTCTTTCGTTATTCCGTATTTTCGTTCAATGTGCCTCCATCGTGTCCGGTCTGCGTCTTTTTTGTACCGTTCTTTCTCCCGTTCGGCGTTTCGGGCGCGCCAGTCTTTTCGCCTTTGTGTTGCGGCACAACCTACAACGGGTTCCATGCCTTCCGCGCCTTTTATCAAACGTAAATTCTGTAATCGGATAGGCCGTTTTACAAAAGTTGCATATCTTCGATTCCACGCATAAACCCTTTTATGAATTCACATCCCACGGATGGGACTATTGCGTTTCCGTATCCGCGCAGTCGCACCACTCGGGCGGGTACCCCATCAACCAGCGGGAATGTGCCGGGTTCAACTGGCCTGAACTTTCCATCCCGGCATCCGAGCCAGTCAGCCTCTGACCATGGGCCGTGATCCTGATCGGGAAGTCGGGGGAAGGCGTACACTTCTCCATGCCCTTCCGGTAGCTCCCCGATAGCTGCCCCCTCGACGCCGGCGAGTCCGGTACCGTCAGCGGCGTTGGATAGGTCGCCAGCTGCGCCGCCACGTCCAGCCGGTCGACGGATAATTTGCCATTCCTTATCCGCCCACCCGCGTAGCCGCCTTTCCAGTCCGTCGCTGACGAGGTCGGCCAGGTCGATAGCACCAAAGAAAAGTCGATCTCTTTTGTGCGGGGCGCCGACGCTGCACGCTGGCAATACTGCCGACCCGCAGGCGTAGCCTTCGTCTTCCAGCTCAACGAATAGAGCATCGAGCCACAGTTCTTTAATTGCTGCGCTAACCTGTTCGCCAAAAATAGCTGGAGGTCGCAGCTCTGCGATGAGGTCGAGAAAGGCCGGAGCCAGGTGACGGGAGTCGTCCCGCCCGCCTCGTTTTCCAGCCACACTAAAAGGCTGGCACGGCGGACTTCCCGTACACACTGGCGCATCCGCCGGCCATCCGGCGAGTTTAAGGGCCAGCGGCCATCCCCCGATACCGGCGAAGAAGTGCCACTGACGGAAACCCCGGAGGTCTTCCGGGGCGACTTCTGTGATTGATCGTTCATCGACAATTCCATCTGGCAGGTGGCCGCGCCTGATTAGTTCACGTAGCCACGCTGCGGTTTTAGCGTCCCACTCGTTGTAGTAGTGGAACGGTTTAGAGCCGTTTATGTATGCCATTCTGCGCCTTCTTCTCTTCGCGTCTTTTGACCGCACAATCGGCATGGATCGTAGTCCACGTTCCGGACGCAGACCTTTCAAGATACCCGGCGCCGGCCGGCACTGGCTTTTTGCAGTAGCAACACATGGCCACGTATTTATTCCGGGCCATCGTTATCCCCGTTTCGCCTTGGCGTTCTTCCCTTCCTCTTCGGCGACTGACCAGACGACCTCGGTGAACGGGTCAGGGTTGATCGTCTTCCCGACCTTATTCTGGTCGAGGTACCAGTCGTCTCCGCACCACAGTTTGACGCCGTGGGCATCCCGGCGGACTTCAACGTCGAACGTTTTCACCTCGGTGATCTTGCCGTTACGGGTTACAGTTTTTGTTAATTTCATGGTCTTGGCCTCACGTTTATGAACACGAACCTGTTTCATCTACCATCTCCACTTTATGCTGGCATTCACGTTTCATAATGCCGGCGGCGATCTGACTCGCATCGTTGTAATCACGGGCGTAAAACTCAATGCACTTCATCTGACCGAGCGCGTTTATTGTTACCCTGAAAATCTTAACGTCAGGAGCCGGTAATGGGTCCGGACGGTATGGAGGAATATGCGGCATGGTTATACCTCGTCCCACTGGGCGATCCACTCCTCGCGGACGTCCTGCATGATGTTGGCCATGGGCAGTCCAATGTCCATGAGCGCTTCCCGGGAGACATACTCCGGGGCGTGTTTTTCTTCGTCTTCCGGGTCGAAGATGACTATCGCGGCGCCGAAGCCCGCGGACGTTGCACCTGCGGCGCCCGTCTTCGCTTTGAACCATACCGGCGGTTCGAAACCGATGCGCCCTTTGATGAATATGGTGCGCGTGGCGATGGTATCTGGCCACCATGTTTCAGCGGTTGCCGCTTTGATCAGCCAGACCGTACCCGCGCCTTTCTTCCGTTCCTCTTCCGCCTTGGCCATGATATTGACCATGCCGGTCAGCGGCACTTCCGCCGCACGGTTACGGCTGTATGGCGGGTTAGCGAAACCCCATACCCGCTGAACGTGGTCGGCGACGTCGTACACTTCCGCCTCGGCCTCCAGTTCAGCCTGTATCCTTTTCAGCCTGCCCGCCCAGTCCTGGCGCAGCGCGTTATCCTCGGCGGTGTAATAGCGCGTGCATTTGGCGTTCTGGCCATCGGTGAACAGGTCCAGCACCAGCGGGCCGAACAGCTTGTCCAGCGCGAAGAACAGCCAGTCTGGTGTCCGCCACTGGTCGCCTATCTCTTTCAGGTCATGCGCTTCCCGGGCTTTCAGCGCGATGAGGTTGTCAACATATTCACTCACAAATTAGCCTCCATGTATGGACTTGGTCGTCCTGGGTGATGAGATTCACAATGATAAAGCCGCCTTCCTTCTTCATCCGCTTTTCATCCGCGAACGCCGGAATTATGGCGAGAAAGTCTTTCCAGGGCAGGTGGTTAAACGCGCCAATGGCTACCGAGATTTCCAGGTTTTTATTTCCACCGGCCTTGTGGGAAACGCAGCAAAGACTGGTTCCGGTTTTATCCCGCAGCCAACGGTCTACGCTCCGGAGGAATTTCCCATCTCCGGCGGTTAAAATGTCGCACTGGACAACAATGTTTGTCACGTCACTCATGGCTTTTACCTTCCAGGAATTCCCGAAGTATTTGTTCGGCTATAACTTCTGAACGTATTACCCCCGCCCACACACCGTTAAAGCGGTCCTTCGTTGGTACGGTCTGGATTTCCAAAAGATAAACCTTATTTCCTAGCGAATTGCGGGAAAAATGAATCGCAACCCGGTAAATGCTGACGTCGTCCGGGCCATCCCATAGGTCTTTTCGGATGTTAAGATACGCCTGAATGTTGCCTGCATCCGGGACAGCGCCTGCGCTCATAATATCTACGCACATTTCCTGGATGACCTTTGGGTCGTTAATTACGTTTTTCATTTGTCCGTCTCCGGTCCGGTTGTTCGTATTGTCAACACAACGGCATTGAAAGCCGCGCAGGCTTGTGAAAATGTCGAGAACCGGTCTTCGTGGCGGTGCCCTGATACTTTGGCTTCAACGAGGAACGGAAATCCCTTGGTCCCGGCGTAATCATAAAGGACGACATAATCTTCACCATGCTCAACATACCGCAGGTCTTTCATTTCTGTTTTTCCTTCTGTCGTGACACGAACTGGACTGGGGTGACGACCTCACCGAAATTCGGGTAACGGCTGCGCACCAGCTCCAGGGTCAGCGGGTTGATCTCCGCACGCGGCGTCTTCACGTCGTACGCGCGGTCCGGGATATCAATGCGGCGCATGTACGTCGGTCGCATCCCAACGCGTACGGCGTAGCTATACGCTTCTTTCGGGCCATTCGCCCAGACCACGAAGCCGACCCCGCGGCGCTGCAGGTAATAGGCTTGTGGTGGCGTCGGCCAGACAGGCCCGGTGGTCACGCCATCGCGCAGGAAGATTGATATTTCAATGGCCGCTTCTGTCGCCGCGCGATGGTTAATGAGGTCGCGACTGCGCTGAATGGTACGGAAGTCTGCCTTTTTCTCCGAACACTCCGGCGGATGGGGGTCGTTGGCATCCCACGTCTTCCCGCACCACGAACAGAAGAACTGGTCGGAATACTGGATAACCTTTTTGTGGTCTTTAGTTTCCATCGGTGTCCTCCATCATCCAGGATGGCCATACGCCATCGCGGATCATCTGGCGCTGGGCCTTCCAGTCTGCCTGTGCCAGCTCTTTAACCCTGGTACGGATGATGGCGTCAGGCATAAACGCTTTCATCACGTCAGCCAGAAAAACTTTATTGTGGATATCCACGGCGCGGTTATGCAGCGCCCGCGCGCAGGACTTGATCGCCGCTTTATCATTGCCATGTTCTTTCATGCACAGCATGAGCGTAGCCATGAAGTCAATCGCTTCTGACAGGCCAACGCATTGCGGTTTATCCGGGCCGTGGACCTCAATGGAAATACTGGTCGCCGGGAAAAGCAGGTGGTCTTTGTACGGGCGCAGCCAGTCCGCTTTCGCCCGGTCTTCTGCGCTGGTGGTCATACTTCGATGTCCTCTTCCCGGATCAGCTGCAGGGCGTTGCCGTTCACCGCCCACGGTTGCCACACGTCCACCACCAGCGCCGCGCGGAATGACCGGTTGAAGCAGTTCTCGATCATGGCCCAGTTATCATCCGGACGGTCTGACGCGATGCCATTGCGCTCCCAGTGCCACTGGCGGGGCGCCTGCGCCAGCTCACGGAGTGGCGGGCGGGGGTGTGAGTAGGGATTGCACAGGCCGGAACGCAGCAGGCCGCGCTGGAGCCATGAGCGCTGCCACCAGAGGTCACAGCGGGTCGACCCGACGGCGTATTCCTCTTCCAGCATGACACACATGATCAGCGCGCATACAGTATCGCGTGGCGCCGGCGCACCGATGAGGTCGAAATCCTCCAGCCTCTTTGCCAGCTTATCCGCAGAACCCTCGTCAGCGCCGTTGCCGTCGGTACGGTCATGCAGAATCACATCGAGGATGATGGCCGGAAAAACGACCTGTTTGCCGTTGCGGGTGAAGCGGGGATTCGGCTCATTAAAGAGGGCGTGATACAGCTGCCCGAACCACTCTGACAGGTCAGGCACGAAGTCGGCGATATCCGGCCAGCTGCGTTCTTCGGTGTTGTGGATGCGTACGGCCGTCTCTTCCTCTATCGGGTCATACTCGACGCGGACGATGCAGCGCGGGCCGTGCGGGAGGGGGAAAATGTAGATGGTCTGTTTGCCGATTCGATTCTGGTCAAAGCGGCCAAACGACATTAAGTGCTTCTTCATGGGATGTTCCTTTTTGTGGACTCCCTAGAAATGTAGCTGAACACGATTCGTGTGTCAAACGCTTTCTGCAGGCAAAAAAGAAGCCCGGGCAAAGCGCGCCGGGCTTTAATGCAGTGGAACACCGAGCATGAAGATTCATCCCATGTCCCGATCACTATACGTCAGGATTGCGATAAATCAAATCCCAGTAGGTGAAAGTTTCCAGGTCGACTTCCGTCCAGTCAGGGTCGTCCCGGAACGACAGGCAGGTGCCGGCATCCTCTGCGCAGACCTGCCCGGCGGCCGCGTTATGCAGCAGCCGGACTTCCCGGAAATAGATGAACCACTCACGGCATGGCGTATAGGACTCGGGCTGACGGGTCTTGATGATCTGGCCCGTCTTTTTGTCCTGCCAGTACGCCGTCCGTTTCTTCGCCAGGTAGCCCATATCAGCCCACCCTCATGACGCGGGATCCCATGCGGCCGTAAATCGGGTCGCGCAGCACCCAGCGGATAGCCAGCTTATACCCCAGCTGGTACCCCAGGCGCCGCACGTAGCCCAGGTCCGCAGGCCGCTTGCCGCTCACGAAGAAGGACTCGCCGACAGCCATAGCGCCAAGCAGGCGTTTATGCTCGGCGATATGGGGATTCGGTTTAGCGTGTTTACGGCCTGCCATGTCACACCTCGTCGTCGTCGTCTTCCAGCTGCGCGTCGACCTCAACCGTGATGTCCATCTTATCGCGGAAGACGTCAATGACGTCATGCAGCGACAGCACCGTCTGGAACAGGTTGGCCATGTAGGTCAGGAACGTACCGCTGTCATTGTTGTAGCGCTCCAGGGTGGCTTCATAGTTGGCGTCAACGTCCGCCTCGCCGATGTGGATCCCGGAGATGATCGCCTTGTCGGTCAGGCGGAAGAACACGTTGCCCACGCCAGGTCGCATCTCGCGTTCGTCGATTCGCATGTTCAGCGCCCGAACCGTGTAATGCCGCGCCAGGTAGTCGAGGACCACTTCGTCCTTATGGATGTCAATGTCCTTGAACTTCACGTCATCGCCGTCATCGTGCTTGATGTGGATGAAGTCGTCGCCAGTGATACCCTCGATGCTGCCGCGTACGACCTTCTCCATTGACTGACGCAGCACGAAGTCATTGATCAGCAGGTGTTCCACTGGCCAGGTACCGAACGCGGCACGCAGCAGGGCGTTAACCTCTTCGGCGGTCTTGGCGCTGGTGGTGAACACGTAGACGTACGGGACGGCGATGATCACATTGTAGCGGGTCGGGCGGATAGGCGCGGTTTTCAGCATTTCGGCTTCGACATCGTCTTTCAGCTGCGCCCAGTCTTTCCGGGTCGGCTCCCAGCCTTCGATCTCTTTCTCGCGCCAGGCGTCCATGCGCTTCGTCACTTCGTTGCGCACGCTGACCCCGGGCAGCACGCGTTCACGCTTTTCGGCCTGCAGCACGATGGCGTTAGTACCCGGGATGCCCATGGCGAACTTGCCGCCCACGTAGTCCGCGTAAGGCGCAAAGCCAATCGTCTTATAGCCGATCGGGTCTTTCACTTCGTGCTTCGCCAGTCGGTCGCTCACACGGCCGGCGGCGAATTCATGGACGCTCATTTCGTCCATGTTCGGCGTGTTCAGCAGCGTGCGGTGGAAACTCTTTACAGACTTCTCGCCAGCGTTTGCGGCGCCAAAGAGCGCGCCGAGATGCAGTATGATGACTTTCTCAAAACCTTTAACTTTCATCGGGGGTATCTCCGTTTGCAAACAGATTCAGGAATGGCGCACGCACAAGGGCGGCGGTTAGATGGGCCAGCAGCACACGGTTCGTCTCCCGGGCGCTACGCAGGTCTGCCGCCATTTCGGCATACTCTTTATCGACTTTGACAAAGGCGCCTTCGTCAGCGTCAGGGTCGACCATTGTGTCGCCGAGGACTTCGGTATACACCCGGGTCGCTTCATCCTCGATGTCGGCGATAATGCTGTTCAGGATGGCGATCTTACTGCGTACCTGTTCGAGCCGGTCAGCGCGGGTCTTCGCGTACGCCTGCAGCAATTCGGTATTCATCCGCGTGCTCTCTTTTCGTTACGGCGGCGCTGGCGGTCGTCCTTGCGCTTCTCCACCTGTGCATTCCAGCGGTCGCGTTCCTCTGCCTCCGCCCAGTTCTTGCGCCAGCGGTCTTCCCGTTCGCCAAGCGCTTTACTGACCGCGCCGTCGATAACTTTCATGGCCCGGACCAGCTCGTCTTCCGTCATCTCGGCAGCAGAGCACTTCCCGATCTCCGTCTGCAGTAAACGGACAACGGCAGAGATGCCGATCGCGTCAATGGCGATACGCGCCTTTTGCGCATACAGCAGTCTTTGGTTAACCTGCATCATTTCGCCCCCGTTGTCAGGACGACATAGAGGACCGCCACGCAGGCGACCAGCTCGACCAATACCATGAACAGGATGAACGCCAGCAGCAGTTTCGCGAATGACGGCAGGTACGGAGTAAGGCGAATGCGCGCATGGCCGTCAAGCGGGTGGTGTTTCATACGCCGGCGGTTACGTTTGGTCCAGCGGCGCGCCCAGTTTTCTCCGCGGCGGCGCATTAACGAATCATTCATCTCGGTTCCCTCGCATGGCATCGCGCATGGCTTTCGGTGGGTAGATTTTATTGACGCCATCACCTTCACGCAGGAAGCGGATTAGCATGGCCAGGGTCTGCACGATCTCTTCTTCGACATGGACCCAGGTATCACGGCCCTCCGCGTAATGCACTGCGCCCTTGACAACCTCGCCTGCCTCTTCCGAGAATTTCAGCATGGTGTAATTCGGCTGCGGGTATTTTTCGATAGCCTTTTCCGCCTCCTGGCGAGCCAGGTCGACGAGGATATCGAAATAGTCGGCTTTATTTGACATGGGGTTCCCTTCTTAGTGTTTTTCGCCAGCGATGTCCGCCAGTACGGCTGCGACTTCCGGCGTGGGCATGTGGGTATTGGCCCAGTACAGCAGCCCGATGATATAGTGGATCATCTGGCTAACCTGTTCGGACCCCTGGGCCTTTCCGCCTTTGGCTTTCGCATGATCGCCAAAGCTGAACAGCACTTTGCCGGTACCGCGGTAGGCAACGATGGCCGAACCGGTATGGGTGACGTAGATGGCCACCGCATATTTGTCTTCCAGGGAGCGGAACGCCGGGCCAGCGTCGAGTCGTTTGCGCGGCGCCGCAACGCGGTTCACCGCCAGCGCGACATTACTCGGTGTCGGGTTTTCCATTGAGCGGTTCTCCGTTCAGGGTGTAGATGACGACGCCCGGCACGCTGACGTCGATCGACAGCGATGGCACAAAGCCGGACATAACGTTCTGCGGGGTGATGGTGGCGCGTTTCAGGCCGTTCTCGTACATGATGTTCGCGATGCCTGCCATGACAGCCTTTTCGACGATGTTCTGGTTCGTCTCTTCGCGCATGTCCAGCAGCTGTTCCAGTTCGGCGGCGCGGTCAGTGATATCGAACGCCCGCTGCAGCGCACCGATTAGCGCAATGGCGTCATCACGGGTAAGCCGGCTGATAGCGTCAATATCGCCATTCGGGCTTTCGACCTTGATGGACCCGCGCTGTTCATCGTAGCCATACTGACGGGAACCCGTGGCTTCACGGCCATCACTGAGGTCCAGTTCTTCGAATGCTTCTGCTGTGGTCATGTGGTGTCTCCGGGTGAAAAGGGTGGTACGGCAAAAAAGAGGTGCCGCGTCCTACAGAATTAAACTTCGTCGTCTTCCGGGGTGCCGGCGCCGTCGTCAACGCGCTTGATCGCCACCTGGATAAACGCACGGCCCGACGGGTACATGACCAGCGCCGTTTCCAGTGAGAACTGACTATTGCAGGCACGTTTGGCGTTACGCAGGGACGATGACACGCCGTTACGCATTTTGTAGCGCAGCGCCGTGGCTTCGGTCTGCAGGTCCGCCAGCGCCTTGCTGCTGTCCAGCTCCTGCGCATACACGTAGACCTCGCCCGGCTTGAGGCCGATCAGGTTGCCAGTGATACTGTTAGCCCGGATACCTGACGGCAGCTCCACGTCCGTCTCCATGGTCATCATGGCCGGCGTCAGGTCATCCAGGATAATCGCGTCGTTCATCGGTATTCTCCGTCGTTAAATTTGCATATCTGTCACGCTGAACTGTAGTTGCATACGTTCCGTGTGTCAATCGTTTTCCCCGAACGACAGCCCGCGAGGTCGGCCAAGTAAGAAATTTCCGCCTGCTGGATCGGCCAGGTAAGACCCGAACTGCTATGGCGCCGGCCATGGTTATTGCGGATGGCCGCCATGGCGCCGCAGGCATTTACCTCGATGGTCATCGGTCCGGGTTATGGGGCCAGCCTGGCTGGCGCGGCCCGCCGCCGGGTTTCCGCCTGCTGGATCGGCCAGGTAAGCGCGCACCGCTAAAAATTTTCCACCTGCTAGATCTGCCAAGTAAGAAACGGGGGAGAAACGCTGGAAAAATCACCACCTGCCAGCTTTTTCAAGTAAGCGCGCACCGCTAAAAATTTTCCGCCTGCTAGGTCTGCCAAGTAAGGAAGTCCAAAATTTTTATAGAAAATCCGGGTTTCACCGTCCGGGTGGCCCCCGGATTTCGGCACCCCCATGGATCCCGAAAAAGGTGTGATTTTTTGTAAACCGTTGATTTTATTGGATTCGCTGGAATGGCGCCGATGGGCGTAAAGGCCGGGAAGCCAGGCGGGGCGCGGCTCGCCAGGGTATTGGTCCCGGTTGGATGACGGCGGGGCGGCGCGCCCTGGGTGACGCGGAAAGCAAAATTAAAATTTTTCGGGTTTAAGGCCTTGCACTCGTTCCGTGTGCATATTATGGTTATCGAACCCGGCGGGGTGACGCGAACAACGAATCAACATAAACGAGGTACAAAATGAAAAACATTAAACGTCTGGCGCTGTCCTGGTCTGTTTCCCGTGGTCGTGATACTTACGGCTATAACATTTGCCGCCTGGATGACACGTCAACCGGAGATCGCTTTAAATGCATGGGTGGCGGGTACGATATGCAGGGAACCGTTTTTGGTGAGTGGCTGGCCGCGAATTACCAGCCTGAATTGTTGGCGCTGAAAGATCGCGCCAGCTACGTTTTCCCGCTGGAAGGTGCGCCGCGCCCTGCTAACCGTGAAAATAGTTTCTACGGCATGAGATACCACGAAAAAGGCGATCGCGTTTCCCTGGATGGCGCTTGCGGGCTTGATTGCATGATCCGGATCGCTGAGGCTATTGGGCTGGAAGTCGAGCGCGATTATATCGAAAAAGGCCGCCGCCGGGGTGAGACAGTGGGATGGCATGTAAGCGAGGCTGAATGATGATGACCATAATTTTTATTGGCTATTTCATCATAGGCGTTTATATCGGGGCGGACGTCCGCCGCGTTTTAAAACGTTGCCGCATTGAACGCCGCCCGTGTTTTGGTCGCATGACTATTTATCTGCGGGAACGTAAAACCGGACGGCTGATCGGTTGTTCCAATAACATTTTCACTTTAATTTTGCAAGGTGCTTAATATGGCGAATCCATCCCACGTAATAAAAACAGACGGGGCATACGGGCGCCGGGCCCCCCCGCATACCGTGAAATGCTACGGCCACACGGATGAATCTGTGATCGCTCTGGCCCGGCGTTACTATGAAAAAGAACACGGCGGGCGCGTTGCCGTTATTCGCACGGCGGACGGGCGCGCCTTGTACCAGACTAATCAGGCGGCGCACGATGAGCAGGCTGCGGACGAAAACGAATAACGGGGGAACAGATCATGAGAATTAAAATTGAGTCGCATAAATACGCGCCGGAATTAAACCGCGTTTACTTATCTGGAAAAAGTTCATCCCGCGCGGCTGTACTCCGCGCCCCGTCGGTAACGACAATAAAAGAGGCCCGCGCGGCGCTATTCCCCAAAGCGCTTCCCTTCCGCCGGGTCGTAACGGTGGAGGCTTATTATAATGATCCTCGTTTCGCTGGCCTGAATCGCCGCTATTCCGGGATCGTGGAGTCATACGAACATCTTAAAAACGTGATCGCTAACATTAAGGCCCGTAATACTGGGGGGCCGCTGTTAGATGGGTCGATTTTACCACCTGTAAATGTTCGCGTTATCTCAATAAAAGCCGTGGGGGCCTAATTATGAAACTCAAAACTGAATCGCATGAATATGCGGCGCTCGCTACCGGCAATCTGGTATCTGATGAGGTTAGCCGCCGCGCTGATGCCTGGAATGACCGGATCGCGGTGATGCCCACTGACCAGGTGAAAATACTTTTTCAGCAGACAGGGCGGAGGGTCCCGGCTACGGGTAATACTCTGGCAGATATGCGCGAAGCGCTGCGACAGGAACATCCCGACGATCTAGATAATTACGCAAAAACGCTAACTGTTATCACCGCGCCGGGTGACTACATTACAAGGAACGGCACGCGGGTAACTATCCACCGCATTGATAACGGATCCATTCCGTATACGTTCCCATGCAAGGGTAGCGCCTGGAAGATGTTTCGCGGGGCGATGAGGCCGCGCGGGTTTAACGTCTGGATGAGGTCCGGCCATGTAAACGCCGTGGGCGATCATCCGCTGGATATCGTCGGGCCGTGGGAGTGATGAATATGGAATTTAAAGTGATTGAGAAGAATAACGCGCTTGCAGTCCATTGCATCACCTGGTCGCGTGAACGCGCGCAAGAATGGATCGAGCGATACGGCGACAGCGGGATCTTCGCTGATAAAACGTTGCGCCGTGACTCTTTCTGCATCGTTGAATGTAAAGGGGCGTCGAAATTATGAATACCGACGCAAAAAAGGCCGTCGTAAAGTTCTCCGCGTGTGGCCTTATCGCTGGCTTTACAGTGATCGCCATAATCGCGGGCGATGGGGGCGGCCTGGTCCGCCCTATCCTTTACACGGCGGCGGGAGGTGTCTGCTGTGGGCTTATCTGGCCTACACAGGACCAGGGCGACGCCCTGCTAACCTGGATCAAAGAAGGGCGGCGATAAGCCGCCTTTTTTATTGGCGCTGATCCCCGAACCGGCAAAAACGAAATAAATTTGGTCAAAGGGCTTGCACTCGTTCCGTGTGCAGGCTACATTAATCAAACCGGGCGCGGATACGCAAAAACACTATAAACGAGGTTCAAAATGGCACACGACGAAATCACCGCAAAAATTAACGTTGTCCCGGATAGCCGCCGTCCGTCCCATGTTCACCGCGCGGACTATGCCACAGACGCCGAATACAGCGCCGCAAAAGTCGCATTTTATGCGCATATTCTCCGATCCCTGTGGTCAGTACGCGGAAACAGCGTTTACCGTCGCCAGGTGAAGAAAACGATCAAATCCCTGCGAGACTGGAAAGCCGTTGCACGTAAAGACGCGGCCGCCGCCGGGGTGGAAGCTGTGCCCGGTAAAACGCTCATGGTTAAACCTGTAAGAATCACCACGGCGGGCGGAATGACGTTGATCGCCTCGCAAGCCGATATAAAGATTTACCCGTCGCTGATGCGCCTTAATGCGCTGTGGGATATGCGGCACGGCCTGACCCGTGACACGCATTACAACCATTCTCTGCCGTTTCACTGCATAGCGGGGATCGAATATGCGAGCTAACGGTATTCGCCGGGCACAAGCTCGCTACGCGGCGGAAAAATGGATCGGGCATATCACGGCAAAAGGCTTTAAATCGGCGGGGGATATTCGCTTTACGCGGGTTGACGCCGATCTATCGTGGGATGACAAGGCCCGCGCCTGGACGGTGACTATCTGGACCACGGAGGGGCGGGAACGCCTTAAAGTGCTCACCATTCGTAAAAATCCGGTTTTACCGGCGTTACTTAAATCATTTTTCTAGGGGGTATTTATGTTCGCTTTCCATGATGTTCTGGAAGTCGTTTTCCCGGCGGTAATGTTCGCGGTGGCGCTTGCCATTATTTCCAGCGATTACCGCCGTAAACTCCGCGCCAGTGGTCGAAAATTTAAAAAGTAAGAAGGGGGATTATTATGGCTTCTGTATGGTTTTTAGTGGTGACTCTGTGCACTGTTAACCCTGGCGCTATGGCGTCGGATTGTGATGACTACGTGATCGACGGTGATTTGTCGTATACCGATTGTATCCAGTCGGTTGCACAGTTCCCGGAAAAAGCGGCGCTATTCTCGATCAGCTGTAAGCGCGGCGAGCCGCTGGACGGCGTAGGCGGTGAAAAATGATAAAACGCCTGGCCATTCTTATTTGTTAGCCGCCTGCCATATTCCCGCCCCATAAGGCCCGCCATTGAGCGGGCTTTTTTACGTCTACCCTATACCCGAACCTACGGATCGCAGCCCGTCGCCCTGGCCGCTGGCATAGCCTCGGACGTGGCCAGTGGATGAAATAATTTTGCACTCATCCCGTTTCACCGTCCGCCCCCTTTATGCCGTCCTACAGCCTTTTTTAACGCCGATTAATTGCACTCGATGCAGGTGCATTCCTGCATATTGGCGCGGGGCTATTCCTTGCCGTGGGCTTACTGTATTGCACTCCTGGCGAGTGTCAAACGCGCGGCCCCGGCGTGAACGTATCAATGCACACTATGCGAGTTCAATGATGCCGCTTGCCGTGGTGATTGGGCCTGTTTTTGTGTCGGGGTGGCGATGTGACCGGGTGACAGGGTGGAGGTGTGCCGATTATGACGCCGCTATGGGGTCTAGACGGGGCGATCGTGGGGGTATGCTGTAGGGGTATACTATGGTGGGGGCTGCGACTGTCTCCGTGGCGCTGGCGGAGGATTCCGGATCTATTTCAAAAAGGTACTTCCCGGGGCAGTCGGTGTGCCGGG